CCCCTCCGGTGGGACACGCTACGCACAATCGCCTTATCCCGGACTGCACGGCTTGCGAGGCCCGAATAATTCCAGACGACTGATGATCCCAAAGCGGCGGAAGTGGTGTCGCTTCTTCCAACATTGCTACGACACCTCAGCTTGCGTTCTCTTGCGCCCCCGACGCCGCTGGTCATATTCTCTTTGCCATTTACGAAGCCGCTCCCTGTTGCGCTCTCTGTACGCCCTGGCCCTGTCCTTATTGCGCGCGTAGCTTCGCCTAGCTATTTCACGATGCCTTTCGGGATTATTATCGCGCGAACGCTGCATGCGGGCATTGACACATTCCCGGCACAGCCGAGATCCGTTCCCGCCTATTTTTAGATTGTCGCCAGCAAGTTCATGGCCGCGCTTGCAATGCGTTTTTCTAGCGTTAGCTCCCGCTCCACTATTGGATGCCAGGATGTTTTCGCGTTGACTTTTCGCTTCCAGGTGCTGTGGATTTACGCAGGCCCTATTTTCGCACAAATGGTCGACGACAAAACCATGTTGGATTGGACCAATCAGCGCTTCGTAGGATACGCGATGGGCGGCAATGTACCTGTAGGACGCCTTCCCGGAACACTCCTTGCGGCATCTAAATCTGCCGTATCCCGCTTCCTGCTTGTTGCCAGTCCAAATCCAGCACTGACCGACCACCGTTCCGTGTGTTTTGTCCGGAGATGGCGGATCACGCTCCTCGATCTTCTTCCAGAATCTCTCAGGCAGCTTCGCCCAATCGTCCGGCTTAACGCTCGATCGGTCCACAGCTAACTCTCTCTTTCGTCTACTTGCTCGCCTTGGCCGCCTCCGCCTTCTTCTCCCGCCACGTTTCGATCCTGTCCTTGAGTTTCTGGAGCGTGTCCAGGATGCCGTTGCAGAGCGTGTCCGGACCGCCGGTCGCAGTCGCGATTTTATCGACCATCCGCACCATCTTTCCATTGAGCTTTGCCAGCTCCTGGAACTCTTCCTTCATGTTCTTGGTGCGTCGGCGGCCGTTCGTCTCGGGCTTATCCTGCGATCGCCGGGCCTCTGCGGCAGCCAGGGAGCGGGTAATGTTTCGCTCGACGATGTCAATCGCCGGCTCGACTCGGCCACCTTCACCCTTTTCAAGGGTGCCGGCTTCCTTGGATTGCTCGATCGATCGATTGAGGATTTGGACCTGCTTGTCCGGGTCCTTGATCTTGGTCAGCGCCGCCACGGCCGGAGACTCGGCGGCGATCTTATGTGTCGCAGCCTCGCTCTCCTCCAGGTTCTTGAACGTGAGGTAGCGGCTGACCGAGTAATAGGCGTTGCGGCTGGTCATGCCCCAGCGGCTCTGGCAGTAGTCCTCGAACGTGTCGAAGCCTTCGCGATAGAGCTTGCTTTCGACGATCTCATGGAGGGCCTTGCCGGCCTTCACCATGCTGTGCTGGAGTTTTTCGATCTCCGACTCACACTTTTCGAGTCGGCTCTTTTCTGTCGTCGTGAGCGGCCCTTCGTGAACGGCTTCTGCCGGAGCAGTAATCAGATCGGTAGACATGGCTAAAACAAACCTTCTTTCTTACCGCCTGTGGCGGCAGTTTCTTTTGCTGGTGCAGGATCGGGTTTTTGTTGCGGTGATTCTTTGGGTGCGGCTTCCTTCTTGAACTTCGCCTTCAGGGTGTCGTGCATCTTTCCGAGACGATCGATCTCGCTGTAAGGCAGCTCTTTATTCTTCATCGCGCTCATGATGAGCTGATGCGTCTCGGCCAAGTCCTCCAGCGTTTTGGCACCCTTCAGCTCGTTTTCGATCAGATCGAGGACGAACTTATAACTCTCGGGCGACGGCTTGGCGGCAGGCTGCGTTTCTGACGTTGGCGGGGCCGCGACTTTCTCGGGCACCACCACGGGCGTGTCGGACTTCTTTTTTTCCTCGGCTTCGCGCACGGCTTTCTCATAGATCGGGCCGAGAGCCACCGTCGGAGAAACCATCGCCTTATTGGCAAGGCGCTCGCCAATCGCTGCTGCTGCATCGCCGGCACTTGAACCGTGAGGCTTAAGCGGCTCCGGCAGGTCAAGTTTCGCGGGGTCCCCGGTCGGCACAGGCGACTTTCCATCCTGCTTTTCAGGTGCCACAGGATCGGCAGTCTTCGCCTGTGCCGACCGTCCCGTATGCGGGTCGACCGGCTTGCGATCGTCAGGCATTTCACGAGTCGCCAAAGAGGGCGTTTTGGCGGGGTGTTTGATTTCTCCGTGCTGGGCGGCATCGTCGGCCCCAAGTATTAAAAGGGCCTTATCGAACGAATCTCCCTGAGCAAGCGCTTGATCGATCATTGCTTCGTCAATCGCCTGTCCGCTCTTGGCGTCCCTGTGAGTCTCCGCCCACAGCATCAACTTAGCCTTGTCGAGACCTGGATCACAATACTGCCAAATCTCGGAAGCCCTCATCATGAGCGGGTGCTTGATGCCAATTACACCCAATTGTCGGCAATAGTCTTTGTAGAGGTCCTTGATCGTCTTCTCTACAGACAGCTCAGGCGCAGCTCGCTTGGGCTTGCTCCAGGGATTGAGATCGGCGTCAAATTGCAGTCCGCATCCGCCTTCCTTCTTCCAGCAGAAGTAGTGATTCTGCTCGTCGCTCCAGATCAAGGCGTGCTTGCAATTAGGGCATTCTTCTATTTGCTTTCGGTCGCCGTCGGCGTCCTCAACGTCTTTGGATTCGACCGGGATGACAAGGCCGAGCAACAGGGCATATTTATAGGCCGCGCTCATGGCCTTGTTGGTCGCCTTATCTCCGCCAAAGTCCATCGCCTCGCCGATGGTGGTCAGCGTGACTTTTGATCCGTCCGGAGCGACTAACTCTAGGCTGAGCTTGAGGCGAACGAACACGTCATGGCGGTCCTTTCCAGCCTGCGTGACCGTCTTGATTCTCTCGTGAGCAACTTCTTCATAGGTCGGAATCGCAACAATCCCCGATTCAGCCAGCTTCGGTCCGCAGTGGTTGAGCACCTGATCGATGCCCCTGAAGCTGTAACCTTGCTGGTCGTTCCTGCGGTCCTTGGCGATTTCCCCGATGCCCTTCTGCACCCAAGAAATACGCTGATAGATGTTCCAGTTCGGATCAAGCGGTTCTGCGGACGCCATGTTCTCCATTCTCTATGACGACATGACTGTCAAGACTCAACTCGACTCGGCTCAACGGGACATGACTCGTAAGCACATTGTTATCACGCGACATTGGCTCTGTCAAGCGCTTGCGCTACGAATCTTTATTCGAGATCGCGTCGCGACAAGCCTGCACGAACCGCATCGCGTAATGGTCCGTCGTGAATCGCGCAAGTGCCGCGAGCCGCAGGTTTTCCTGCTGCCCGTGCAGCTCTTCCCATCCGCTTTTCGACTGCGGGATACGCGATATCAAGTTCTCGGCCAAGTCCTTCGCGTCCAGTTCTGGGTGGACGATCCAACAGTGCGGCGCGAGGTATTGCTGGAAGATTTCGTCGTCAGGCGTGTCGACGACGACGATACAGCCGGCCATCGCGGATTCGATGATCTTGGCCAGGGAATACTTGTGCTTGGATGTGCAGCACAGGCTGATCTTGGCTTCTCGCAGAGCGTTAGCGTAGTCCTGATACTGGGCGTCGCAAGCCGACTCGGACGTCATCCGATAGCCCGGGTGCGGCCGAATCTCGGACTTGAGTCCGTAGTTTTGGATCGCCTCCAGATACTTTGACCTGAGCGGGTAAACCTGCGGGCTAAACACGCCAGTCAACAGGCAGTCCGTCTTCCGTTCGGCAAGCGGAACGCCGCCATAGAAAACATCCGGATTAGCACAATGCGGAATGTGGACCGTCCTGAGACCGAACTTTGTGAATCTCGGCACGTCGTTCCCGTGGTGGCAGATCACGAGCCCCACGCCACGATGCTTGCAGATCAGTGCTGCTAAATCTTTTTCCCACCAACTCTCGTTAAAGGAAACGGTTTTTAGGCAAAGCAGGTCTTCAAACCCGATCATGTCCTGCGGGTTATAAGCCCACGCTACGTCAAAATCGCCGTACTCCGCGAGGTTGTGGGCCACCGACTTCGTGTTGTCCCAGCCCGGGAACCCTGGGCCGGTGATCGTCATCTGGACGTCTTCGTGGGCAGCTACGGCGCGGAAATACTCGAACCGGCACCGGGACATCTTGCTAACCCAATACTTTTTTGAACAAAGGGCAGCAATCCTGAGCTGTGGGTGGCGATCTTTCATTAGTCGCGGCGGATTCTTGGCGTGTAACAAATTTTGGGAAAATACAGCGGGTGGCACGCTCCAGGATTTCATTACGAGAGCGTGGAAACTGGCGTAGTTGATTCCACGACCTCGGACTTGCGCCGCTTGAAGTAAAATGTGAGGCCCAAATCCATGTCGTCCGCGTAGCCGCCATTGAGCACTGTGACGAGTTCCCATCCTTCGTCCGACATGCAATCAAGGATTGACTGCCCCCCTTTGAGGCTACCCGAAACCCTCATCGCGCACTCCCATTTTCCGCTCATTGCTTTTCACTCCAGAATTTCATTGGGACAAGCAGGGCGTCTGGCCGAGAAGAGTATCACTGTTCATGCGTGTCTTCGACGAACAAGTTGCTCATCAGTCGCGGTGCTCAGTGGTCCTTGTGGCGTAAAGGGTTACGTGGCCATGCGAAATCCATTTCGGAGATCAGTCTTCAGGCCGCTCGTAGACGACTCCGTAGCCCAAGATCGTCTCAAAAACATTGATGATCGCAGGCCGACCGATCTTGTTGATGAAGGCGCAAAGAGCAGCCTGTGCCGTAGGTTCTTTGCATTCGTGCTTTTCTGCTCCGTCTTCGCTCCATTTGCACGGCTCTTCCGGATATTCAACCAGATTTCCGTTCTCGGATACGGCAGCGTAATATCGCTTCTTGGTAAATGACCTAATGGCAAGTCTCGCAGACTGTGGGCATGGCAAGCGTTAACGACACACTCACCATGCCCACAGGTTCGCGAGACAAACGCTGCGGCTGTGCCCTGACGGCGACACCTTTTGGCACGCCCGCGTCCTAATGCTGGGTCGATTCGACTCGATTGCCGGCATTCGCGCACACGGGAAGTCGTCAGGATCAACCGCAGATTCGGCTCGCATGGCCGCCGTTTTTCTACCAACACAACTCGCACCCACTACCCCACCCCCCCCATTATCGCTCATACTATTGCTCCGCAGGGCGCTCGTAAGTCACACCCATGCCGTCAAACGTCATGAAGACGCACACGATCGCCTGCCGGCCGATCTTGTTAATGAACGCTTCGAGCGCAGCTTCTGGATTTGGCTCTTGGCATTCGTGCTTTTCTCTCTGGCCGCCCTCGTTCCACCTGCATGGCTCTCTAATCCGCTGCGACAGTGGAACGTCCTCTGTATAAAACGTGAGCCGCAGGGTGAAGTACCGAGTAACGAGTTTGGTTTTCATGCCGCTTCCTTTACCCATTTGTGAATGCGCCGATGATGGACCAAAAGGCGAAGCCCGCCAACCTCGGCCGCAGCCCGACAAATCATGCCGTCATACCAGTCCAGGTTCGCAGACCCGTTGGCCGCCACCAGCAACACGCCCCCGAACGTCAGTAACTGCTTACATCTCCACAGGAACGCCTCCAGGGCCTCCTGCGTGCGAGGATTCTCCTGCCAGCGTAGTTTCCGGCAGTCCTGGTGCAAGTGGTGCCTGGGGCCATCCATGAGCCTGGAGAACATCTGTTCGATTGAGCCCCGGGAGTTAATTAGGACCGCCGATCCGTGCAGGTCCGGGCTCAGGGCTTCGTTGGACATAAAGTGTTCAGCGCCGCAGTATCGGACTGGCAGATTCTGCCGTTGCACGATCAGCCGGCAGGCGTCCAGGTAGTTGTCGCCCATCCCGCCGGCCCCGGTTTTAGCATCGACACCCAAGATACGGAACCCAAGCATCCGGCCGATCTCAAGCAACTCTCCGGCCCCGGGTCCGAAGTCGATCACCAGCCCAGGCGGGTTCGTGACGAAGACTTCCGGCGCGTACTCGAACAGGTAGTTCAGGTGCTCGCCAAGCCTGCGGGTTCGGCTGAGCTTTTTGCGCAACCAAGCGTCCTGCATGAGCACGGAATACTGACTGAGCCAAGCGTCGCTTTCAGTCTCCGGGAGATCGTGCAACAGCGGCATCTGATGGCAAAGCTGGGGCAGGCTGATTGCCCCTGATAACACTGAGCCAATCATCGGCTAGGCCCTTCCAATTGAAGTGACAATCCATCGTGCGACGCGCCGCGTCCGATGCGACGGTCGCCCAGGTTCGATCCTTCAGCATGGCTGCAATCTCTTGGTGGAGACATTTCACGACGGTCGCGGCTTCGGCTGCATTGCGGTACGACGGCACCAGCTTGATGCAGCTTGCCCCGATCTCAGATTGCGCGACGGCGTTAACTTCAGATAGGATTCCGACGTTTGTGCCGATCACCGGACGGCCACAGGCCATCGCTTCCAGAGCGCAGTTCGGGGTGCCCTCTGAGCAGGACGTGACCAGGAATACGTCAATAGAGTTGTAAAATTTGACCATCGAATCGGTGCTCAGCTTATCCGCCGATGTGTTTGTGACCGGCACAAACTGGACGCGAGGCTCCAGATCGAACGATCGAATCAGGGGCTGGAGCACTTCTTCGTAGCCCTTGGGAGAGAACGCGGTCTTTGTGCTAGGTTTTCCGCACCAGCCCACGACCAACTCTCGGTCCTGAAACGGGGCAGACTTCTCGTGGAAGATGCCGCAATCCACCCCAGTTCGCAAGTAAGCGACGTTCGGGTTGATTTCTCGCAGGAACGGCACGAGCGAGAGGTTCGGAGTGACGACGCCCTTGTAGAGCGGCAAGATTCGCCGAGAGGTGCGGACGTTCTTGGTCCGGGTTGCCATGCGATGCTGATACACCGGACTGTTCGGTTCGACTTCGTATTTACAGCCCTCGTTCGCGACTAGCGCCCAGCTTCGCTCAGGATCGGGAGACGAGAACGTAAAAGCCGAGCAAATGAGATGCTCGGAGTACGACCTGAATGTCGCGTGGCCCAGCTCGCCTTCACACGTCACGCTGACGAGTGGGGAACCATACCGCTGAATGGCTGAGCACCTACGCCACCAAGCCCAGTTCGGCACATCTGGGACCAAAATTGTGCGAGGCAAATGCGCGTTCCTTCGGCCTAAATCTCGCTGAAATGCTTTGTCCGATAGTCGAAACTATCGATCGAATCGAACGGTCGACTAGCAGCCTTGGCTTCGATTAGACGACGGAACAACTGGAAAAACCACCTGCTCCGGCCATTTGGTCCGCTGTATAGGTGATTTTGCATCTGCTGCAAAATGCCGGCGTGGACGCTTTTGGGCTGCCCAATAGCCCACTTGATCGAGAACAGCCACGTATCCAATCCTGGGCAACCGTCGTAGATCACATGCGGCTGAGGTGCCCAGTCTTTCACGTTCCCGACGTTCGTGGAAATCGTCAGCAGGCCGCACGCAGCAGCCTCCTGGAGAAACGATGGGCCGCCACCTTCACTCTCAGAGGCGCAAATCGCCACGCAGCCCGACTGATACCACGCCCTCTGCTCTTCAGGGGTGAATACCTTGTCGTCGATCTCGTCGATTGGCCTGAAGTCGAAATCGATCCCTTCTCGCTCTAGGACATCGCCGAGCGGCTTAATCACTTCCTGATAGCGCTTCTTCTTTGCCGGGTTGCTCGATCCGCACCACAAAACACCCGGTGGCCACTTCAGATATGGCCCCCAAAAATCGCTCACCCCGTTTGCTATGTACGATGTTCTGGGACGAACTCGCGGGTTCAGGTAGCGATCCGAGCTGTTGAAGATCACCCAGTCCGCGACAGCTTCTGCGTTGCGACATTGACGTTCGTGAGATCGCGTGTCTTTATTTATCCCGATCACGAGCGGGGCACTGATCCCACATTCACTCCACCAGTTTCTCACAGCAGGCGCTGAGGCATAGTCGAGCAAAAAAATCAAATCAAACGATGACAGCCTGTCGCGTAGTCCAGCATCCAGAACTCCAGCTCGCTCAACGTGAAAATCAATCGGGGCACATTGCCACAGGACCAAACTACGATTTGCGTAAGCCCAACGGATCGGACCGCGCTCTGTTTTTAGTTCGATATCGTGCAAAATCATGACTCTGTACATGCAGCCTCCGCATTCAGAATCTCTCTGCACCTATCCCGGGCCTGCTGGATGAATTCTTTGTGTCCTGGCTGGCGATACATCGCCGTCGCGCCGTAAGCCCCAGCAAGATGCTGCACGCGATGCTCGATCTCTTCGTGAGGCTGCTTCAAAAGCATGGCGAAGATGCGATCGGCTTCGCGCCTGAGCAGATCGTCGACACCGTACCGCTCGGAATACTTCAGGAGCACGCTGCCCCACTTGCGTGGAAACACAGCGCCCCACCCGACAAGCGTTTCCCAAGCATCGACTTTGCATTCGTCTAGATTGTACTTGCTGCGATTGCTCGGGCGGAAGTGGCCAGGGCTCAGATAGTTCGCGAGACGGCCCGTCATACAGTACCGGTCAACGAGCGTCATGATGCTGCCCGGAAGACAGTCGTCGTCCTGAACGTAGACCAACTGAGTGGGAGCCAGCATCACGGCCACATAGCGACCGAGACATTGCCAGTTTGCGCAGGCCGGATCACCGACGAGGGTGGCATCGGGAAAGTCCGCGAGTGCCGCCTTGCACTCAGCATGGCACTGGACCCCATTGTGCCATACCAGAAAGTTCGTGAGCCCGAGCCGCTTTGCTTCCGTGAGGATTGGCACGATGTTCTGTGGGCGGCGATACGTGAGAAGAATGCCGGTCAGGCAGGAGTTGAGGTAGCCTGCTTGGTTTTGGGTTTCCATCCCTCAATCTCGCTCACGTCCGTCACGAAGTGCTTAGCCGTGCGAAGATAGTTCAACTCTCCTGTCGGATGCGCGACAGAAGTTGTCCCACAATGTTGACACAACGACGGGCAATGTACCAAGAAATTGCGGCCTGTCAACTTACAAAAGGTGCCAACATTGAGATCGCAGCGGATTTTTTGTGTCGGGTTGGGCGGGTCAGCAAGCAGCATTCGGGCTGATTCCGCAGAGAAAACGAGAGCCAAGGCGCCATAGGCCCGTCTCGGCAAGTCGTCGGGCGGAATCGTGATCCAGCCCGTTTCACCCCCGGCTATCGCTTCGTCAGAGTGGGCTGAGTTGCAGTAGAGGCTGGCGGCTCCGCATCCGTCGAGACGGCCAGAATCGATCTCGCTAATGAGCCAGTCTCTGGTTCCCGCAGCGAGTTTGATGTCGTCCTGAAACTGGACGATCCATTCGGCGTCCAGCGGAGGCCCGAGGCCAATCTCAATCGCCTTACGCAACGCCCCCCAAGGTCCCATGTGAACATGGCTGGTCATGGCGAAGTGTCCACCCGGGATGTACGGCAGCACTGTGCCCGGCTCACAGACGAGAGTTGGGCCACCAAAGCCTGCGTCACGCAGGGAGGCCAGCGTTTCAAGTAGCGTCGGCTGCGGGCGGTTGCACGTCACCACGAACGAGGCCAGTTTCATCGGGCTTCTTCTTGTACTCGGCACACGTACAGCATGCCTTGGTTTTTTTCTCGAATTTGTGCATCGAGCACTCACCGTGGACAGCGCACGTGAACACATGAAACGTCGTCTCTGGGCAACCTCGGCACCCTCGATTTGCTTTCGGCAAGCGGATTGCTTCCGCACCGCGATGCACGCACGGATGCTCGTACCTGAGCCGTGCAGGGTGATCTGCGAGGGAGTGCCTGAGCCTGCGGTTCATGCTTCTATCCTGCGATCGCAACCCTACCGTCTGGAGTCAGTGCTGGCAAGAATTGCGGAGCCGCACCGACAGAATACAGGTTTGAGATTTCGAGTGCGACCTGCTGAAGAATTCCGGTCTGGGCATCAAACACGTCGGCAACGAGTGTCCCGTTTTGCGCGATAGGGCTTACAGACGTCCCGTTGTAAATTGCATATACCTGACTGTCTCCTGGACGGATCAACACGCTTTCAGCGGCCGTAGCAAATCCTGCCCACTGCACATTGAAGTCGTCGTCGATCTTTAGGATACCGGTCGGAGCACCGAGCGGGAATCTCGTTGGGGCCACGGAGAGGAATCCCTGTCCCGTTACGCCCTGCTGCGAGATCGCTGCCACAAAACTTCCACCAGTCACCCCAGAGTGGTCGATCATCATTAGATTGAGCGGCCCCGGAAGATTTGCAAACGTAATCGTATGCGTGAAATTCGGGCTCGTGCCAGCCGTCGAAACTGTCACCTCTTCCAAACCGGGAAGGACTGCCAATGCACTTTGCACCGTCGGCCCATCGGCGTTGTACGCGAGCTGGCCTGTCGTTTGAGTGTTTCCGTTCGGATCGACAAGGCTGATCGTATATGTACCCGCAGTTGGCGTCCCGGTAACTGTCAGCGTCTGGATCGGATACCCCTGAAACTGTAAGAGGCTGATCCCCGTACCGACGCCGATGAAGTTGACAGTGATCTCGCCGTTCGCCAGGGTCACATTGTTTCCCTGATTTACGAAGCTGAACGAGTTTGTGACAGTGATCGATCCCATGCCAGGAAAGGCCCGCAGTGCAGTCTGGATTTGGGCCGCTGTCGCGTTGTAGAGCAAGATCGAAGTCGTGTGAGAGACCCCGCTTTTGTCGACCCACTGGATCGTATATCCGAGCTTAGCCGAGCCCTGATGCAAGATTGCTGGCGTGAATGTCCCGCCTGTCGTGCCACTTGTGACCGAGATCACCGGCAGCGGACCGGGCACGTTTACGAACGTGATTGTGTGTACAAAATTCGGGCTGGTTCCACTTGACGATACCTGAGTGCCAATAAACGCGACACCAAGTGCCTGGATCGCACTCTGCACTTGAGCCGCCACTGCGCTAAATCCGAGCGGCGTCGTCGTGAAACTGTTGCTGCTCGCGTCGGTGACGGTGATCGTATAGGTGCCAGCCGTAGGAGTCCCGCTCACAGTCAGGCTTTGCGTCGGGTACGGGCCTCCCATATTCTGGCAATCGCCGCTGATCGTGATTAGCTGAACTTCGACTGATCCTGGTTGCAGCGTCGACACCGTGAACGTCCCGCCGGTCGTAGAGTTATTCACCGTCATCAAATGCAGAATCGGTCCGCCAAGATTAGTGAACGTGATCGTGTGCGTAAAATTTGGCGATGTTCCGCTCGTAAGCACCACGAAGTTGGCCATCGCTGGAATAGCCTGGAGCGCGGCCTGCACATCGCCCTGGGTCGCGTTGTAGTTAAGCGTTGATGTTGTGTGCGGATTTCCTTGCTGATCGGTCCAGCTAATCGTGTACGTGCCACTCGTAGGGGTCCCAGTGATGGCTATTCTCTGGATGGCGTCAACGCCAGGGGTCGCCACACTGACGGCAAACGTAGCTCCAATCTCTGCCGTGCTGTTGACCACGGTCATTGCATTGATCGTCTGGCCTTCCAGGCCGTAGAACACGATCCGATGGCTGAAATTAGGGCTCGTGCCGCGAGTAATCACCACCAAGTTCGGAAGCCCGGTCATAGCCCGCAGCGCAGTCTGGAGGTCAGATTGAGTGGCGTTGAAATGCAGCGGAGGCGTAGAGACCGGTTGATTTAGCGTGTTAACCCAATCTACGGTATAAGTCCCGAACGTAGGAAACAGCGCCATTGCGATGTCTTGCATCGGTGGCGCTGGCTTTGTGGCATCCGTGCCGACAACGTAAAGCATCCCATCGCTGCCCACGCAGAATGGCGAGTTCTGCCCGATCGTTAGCGGCTGGACAGTCACCGTGACAATCGACTGAGGAAAGCTGCCCGGATTGATTACATTCACAAAAAACCCTACGTTCATAGTGCTTTCGGCAATCTGAATCGCAGGGATTGGCCCTCCCATGTTCACAAACGAAAGCGTGTGGTTTAGCTCTACAGTCGATCCTCCGACCACTCCGGATGTGGTGACGACGGTTACCGCAGAGAAGCCGGACACCGCTTGGATCGCAGCTTGCACCGTAGCCTGATCGGCGTTGTAAATCAGAGGATCGGTCTCACCTGTGTTTCCAAGCCTATCAAACAGGGTAATCCGATAGCTCCCGCTAGGGGGGCCTGTGAGCCCAAAGAACGACACAATGAGCAATTGTGTCGCCGTATTGCCGCCGGTTACGGCTCCCACCGATACCGTAGCGCCCAGCATCGTGCTGGTCGCCGATCCAGCCGGAAACGCACCATGCTGATCGATGTAGGTGACGACGTGCTGCGTGGTTTGAATTAGCACATGGCCAACACCCGACACGGGAGAAATGCTCGGAGTTTGGAGCGTCGTGGATGCGACCGTGAACACAGAGAAGATGCCGCCCAGCGCCTGGATTGCGTCCTGCACCTCCTGCTGTGTTGCGTTCCATTGAAGCGGGCTGGCAACGAATGGGGTGCTGGTTTGGTCGCGTAGCGTGAGTGTCCAGGTCCCAGTAGCTGCCAGCGTCGGGTTAGTCAGAGCATCGCCGATTGCTAGAAACCCTCCACTCTTGGTCGCCAGTGGCATGCAGTCCGGCCACATCCATGCATTGGTCTCTTCTGTGAATTCACCTGCTGGCTGAATCGACCAATAATTTCCGGCCGTCGTGCTCGGAGCTGGGACTGGCAAGGTTGTCTGTCCACGCGACGAAAAAATGATTCCGGATGTCGTGGTCGAATCGACCGTAATGGGCCCAGTCCCTGGAAATCTCCATACCGCGTAGAACTTAGAGCCCGTCTTGTAAACGCTCCCGCTCGATGCCCCAGTAGGCTTTTGATCGTATTGTGTGACCTCAGTTCCCCTGGTATACGTGCCTCCAGATAGAAACCCGTCGCTGCCATCACTTTCCAAGACTAGCTCGTTTGGATAGCTTGCCGGACTGACCGGGTCCATGATCGTCAGCGTGGCCCCAGTCACGCTATTGGCCGTTTGAATCAGCGGATTGACAGGCAGTCCCAGATTCGTAAACGTGAAATTAAACGTAAGGGAATATCCGAAATTGTCTCCGGGCTGACCTGGTTGGCCATTCCCTGCCTGTGCTCCAGTCGGCATGTATCCATTCGTGGACGCGAACGCCTCAGTAACCGCCACCGACACGTTTGTCAGTGGCACCCCAGACGCAGTCAGCGCGGTATTTGCAGCAGCGTTATCGGCCGTTGCGTCGATCGGTCCGATCGTGAACGTATGACTGCTTGCGTCCGTCCAGGAGAGCGTGAATGTTCCATCAACGGTGCAATCCGGGTCCGTGGTGGCGATCGTGACGATTTGGGTTTGCACGGTCGTGTAAATGAACGGAACATGAGGCCAGTAGAAGGCTCCATTTGCGTTGGTCGCGCAATAAGTGCTTGCGAACCCACCGTAATAGACGCTCCCGCTCCGTGGTCCCCAGGGCATCACGATCAGTGGATTTTGGTGTGGAATGAGCAGGGTGGGATTATAGAAGAAGTCGTAGTCCTGTTGCCCGAACGGATCGAACGTCTGCACAACCGAAGGTGCAGCCGCAGCCACGCCGGCCGTGATCCTTGAGACCACGAAATCTCCGGTGTTCGTGCTGTTGGTGATCGAGATCAAATTGAGTGGGCCGTTGAATCCACGGAATGTGATTTGGTGCGTGTAATTTGGCACTGTGCCGGTCGACACAACAGTGACGGCGATGATCCCAAATAGCCCCTGCAAGGCTGACTCTACGTCGCCCTCTCCGGCATTCCAGTTCAACGGCACGGTCGTCAGATGCGCTCCGCTCGGATGGACCCAATTGATATGATATGTGCCGGATGACGGAGTTCCTGTGATTGCGATCTGCTGGACCTCGTCGACTGACGGCGGTACGTCAACCAGCTCGTATTTCTGCTGAAATGGCGACGTAGCTACAAGTCCACCTGTCATGTCGACCACATGCAGGCTCTTGATACTCCCCAGAAACCCGGTAAACGTGATCGTGTGCGTGATGGTGGTGTAGTTCGGATTTGTGCCCACCGTCGTCACGACGTCAGCGGGAGCCCACGGGACCTGTCCTGATGGAACCGTGACGGCCGCCAATGGCGTGGCAAATGACGTTTGCAGGCTCGCCGCAATTTGAGCCGTCGTGACCGTTTGTTGGTTTGGGTTGTTCCAAGTCGCACGAATCAGGATGTACCCACTGAAAACCAGCACAGGGTTGCCAGTGAATGTAATTGTCCACTTCTCGACATTCGATCCTCCAGCCGGAGACATCAGCGTAAACACTGGAGGATTCGAGTTTGGGTATGGCGTTCCATTGACGATCTCGGTGAAGGCCAAGCCATACATTGGCCCTCCAAACCCCGGGAAAGTGAACGTCAGTGTCGCGGATGGATAGCTACCAGACTGCGTCACGGTCACCGTGGCGAGTGGCAAAATTGCCTGAATTGCCGCCTGCACAGTAGCGGCGCTGGCATCGTACCGCAGAACACTCGTGACATAAGTCTGGCCGTTCAGGTCCTTCCAATTGATCTTGTAGGTCCGAGGATCATCGACCTGCGTGATTGCGATTTGCTGGACTTCCGTCGTGCCGTGCGTGATCTCCGTGACAACAAACGTCTCGCCTGGAAAGGCCGCGTTGAGATCGGCAGCCGTCGTCGCATTCGTGATCGTCATTAGGTTGAGCGGCCCAGTGAGCCCCGTGAACGTCACGGTATGCGTGAAATTGGGGGACGTTCCTGTTGTCGCGACCGTAGCCGAACCGAAGCCTGGGCAAGCCTGGATCGCGGCCTGCACTGCCGCCTGATTAGCATTCCACTGAAGATCAGCAGTGCGAAAGGCGTTCCCTGAACCATCCGTGAGAACGATCTTATAGGTGCCCACCGTCCTAGCTGGAGACGTCGGTGAAAATTGCTGGGTCGGCTCACTGCCAACAGTGACCTGCGCAATCGCCACCTGCATGGCGAAGATTTGATTGCCGACCGTAAATCCGCCGGCCGACGATCCAATGGTTCCCTGGGTTCTCTGGAAGAACGAGTGAACCTGCCCGATCAGATAGCCACCATTGGGCTTAGCGGCGACTGCAAGAATACCCACCGTCTCGTTGCTGTACGGCGTGCTGTCAGACGCTTCGCCAATAGGATTCTCGCTGAACAGCGGGTCGTATCGCAGCTTTGGCGCGACCCCGACAACAGTTCCGATGTCTGGGACCTGCCCAACAAGTGGATATACGAACAGCGAGTGATAGGCCGGGAACGGAACATCAATCGCGAGTCCGGCGATCGTCTCGTCGTTCTGGCTGATGTCGAACTGCTCTCCGACCTGAATGTTCGTGGGTGGACCAGGAGCCAGAGAGGTGGATTTCTTGAGAATCTGCTCGGCTGTCCCGTCTGCGAAGTATCTTGGAGCAAACGTGTTGGCGGTCAGGCCGCCGTCATTGAACCAGATTTCGATGCCGGTCCGACAGCATAGGCAACTCCAGAACCAAGTCAATTCGGCCCCCCTGTATCACCGGCCGCGCAGGGGTCGCCACCGATGATCTCGTAGATCGTGCCGCCGCCATTTAGGTCTGTGATGTAAATCCACACATCTCCTGCCAAGTTGGCAATTCGATTGTAAGCCTGAACCTGTTCCGGTTCGCTGGCCGTAAGCGTCTCCGTGGCGGTGCCATCCGAGTTGACCGTGTAGAGATTGACGGCCTGCGCCTTCAGGGCGTCGTGACGACCAACGGTTTTTGCCAGAAGGATCGGTTGCGATGACGAGGCAAAGATCGAGAGGATCGTGCCCCCAGCAGTGCGATGCACTTCGCCCTGGCCGACCACTTTTGTAATCAGCGAGGATTGGATCGCATCGACGAGCACATTCCAATCGTTGGCCGAGACCGGCTTCCCCATGAACGCTCTCGGCAGCGGCACCATTGTCATTGGACGTATGGCAATCCGATCTGGAGTGTGGCCCCTGGCGGAGCGTTGATCGAGAGCCCAAAGTCGAAACTAGAAGACGGATTCCCACCAGTAGGATCGGTATAGAGGTTGCCCACCGTGAACAGCTTGTAAAAGTCTACCTCTGGAAAAATATCGTCTTTGGTTTGAGTGCTGACCACCCGCTGGTAGTTCGGATCGGTCCCCTTGGGATGCGTCCTGAAGAAATAGTCCCATCCGGCAAAATCGCTGGCCTCGATCAAGATTTGCCGAATCTGAAACTTAAAGTGCAGGGACCACATCGTGACGCCGAGTGCATCATTATTTGGATTGACTCCCGTGTTGAATGGATTGGAATCCGAAGGGTTTCCTACTTGCATCGTGGCGTCAGCGCCACAGCCCACAAACATGACCGTCCGCTCAGGCAGCCCAAAGAACGGCTTACTATTTAGCGCTCCGACTGACTGCTCGATCCTGCTCCACGGAGGAAGCGGGACGAACTTCCAGGCAATGTCGACAGTCTGGGTCGGCTCGAACTTGGTGACGTTGACGTTTTGTTCTACGGGGTCATATACGCCATTTATTTGCCACGAAAGACCTGGAGTCGGCAGCAAAATCGCGTTTGCGCCAAAGTCTGTTTTGAATTCGAGCGCGACGCCTACTGGAATCTGAGGGTCATCGTCGTTTGTGTAATACCGCTTGGTGACATACGAGACGGTGGCCTTGTACCCATTCGTAGGCTTCGGCAGGTTGAGCTGATTTCCGTCCGGGCCTACGCTGGAGTCAGTCCAGCAGATATCGTCAATTGCACCCATCGGGACGACGTGGATGTGATCTACAGCCAGCCAAGGCTTTCCAGGAAATGTAGCCGGGAGCCACGTTTGGAAGATGTTTGAACCCGTTCCAGACGGGATCGTACCCCACTGATAGCTACCACCAAAATCGATCATGAAGGCATCGATTTGGTCCCACGGCACGATGAACTGCCTCTGGGCGGTCTGCCTCCCCTCTCGCGGAGTATAGGTGTAGGTAAGACCAGCCGTTTCCAGCAGGCAGTATTGATTTCCACTCACACGCCCGACAACAGTCAGGGCAGATGCGGCCGGAGCCAGATCACCACACGACGTGTCGATCATCGTGAGCGGATCGGTGTTGTCCGGATAGTGGTGATGTCTTGTCATTTAGGTGGCTATCTCGAAAAACCGAACATGGCATTGGCCGCTCGACCGGCCACTTCACGCTTTCCGGCCTCTGTTTGATTGAACCATTCTTGCGCAACCTTCTCGACGGTCCCTAAGATACCTTCGGTGGCCAGGGCCGTCCGTCGCGCGTCGTCATCGCGAAGCATCGTGTTTTGGATTGCGGCATGGACCTGGGACACGTCCATAACCCCTGACGCTTCCCCTTCGATAGCGTTCATTCGCTTTTGGCGAATTTCGTCGAGCAGCTTGAATTTTGGATCGCCAGCCTTTGCGATATCAGAAAGCTGCGATTTCTGCATGAGGTAGTCCTTTTGGACCAGCAGTCTCTGGTAATCCCTGGGACGCGCCCCCTGCATGAGTTGCTCATTGAAAGCCCTGGATTGCTGCCCCTCAATTGCCGCGAGGCGAGCCTTCGCCATTGCCGCCTCCTGATTGGCGTCCTGCTCTTCATCGGCAGCCTTCTTGACGTTGGGCGGCTCTGTTTTCATTTGCGTACGCGCATTTGAAGACAGAAACTTCTCGGCCTGTTCCGGGGTAAGGCCCTGACTTTTGTCGTATGCGCGCCTTCCTAGTATTTCTGCAATGACATCCGGATCACGAGATGCGGTAACTAGTTTTTCTTGATCGATAGAAAGCTCTTTAGGAAGCCCCTTAATCGAGTCGTATCCACCGGCAGCGCGCTGCTTAATATCAACTCCAAACTGCTTTGCAATGTCGTATCCGAGGCCCCTGAATGCTGCTTTGTAGTCCACGTTTCCAGTCTGCTTGCTGTAATTTGAGCTGAACATCGTCGACAATTTTTGCCATGCCTCACCTGCCGCACCGGAGAACCCACGCCCCGGAATCTGCGTGTTAATGGCCTTGGCCTGCTCCTCGGTGAGTTTTTGGGAGGCGAACTTCGCCCTTTTCTCCAAATCCGGCATCTCGGCCCTTAGCTGCATCTTTTCAGACTGGAGGGCTGCCGCATCCATCTTCACCGCCTGCATGGAAGCATCCCTACTGACCTTTTGGAGCTGTAGCCGTTTGTCGAAAATGTCGTTCAGGTTTTCCAGTTCTTGCGACATCTTCTTGAAGGCGTTCGTCTGCTGGTCGGTGAATCCGAGCAGGCTCGCAAAGGCTGGAATCAACGCCGACGTCAGGCTGACCGCGAGGCCGCCAACAGCCCCCTGCAATGGACCCATGATCGAAAAGACCTGGGCGAAATTGTTGGAGCTGGCGATCAGCGCACCACGAAGCCCGGTCTGACCCCAGACGGTGATGGCGTCCTGGATTCCATAGGAAAGCTGCTGCATGGCGAGCCCGAATTTCTTGCCAGCCACAGAGCCATGCTGCATCTCTTCCGACGTTTGCTTGGCCTGCGACTTAACGCGGGCGAGCGCCCCGGTGAGATTCTGCTCGCCCGTCGCGCCAAACTGGACGCCAATTCCGCCGATAATCTGAGTCGGCATTCAATTACCCGCCTTGTGCGTTCGGCTCAATCGGTTTGGGATCGTCTTGCTTTGCCGGTTTTCCGGAGATCGACTCGGTCCAGAATGTGTCTAACTGGTTCCACTGCTCGACGGTCACTTTGGCATAGATCGCATCAGCATCAGCATCCGTGATCGCGTTATCAAATATCCTGAGTGCGAGCCGGAAATGAAACATCCTCCCTGTGGCCGAATCCATGAAGGCGGCGACTTCTCCCTGTGTGATGATCGTAGAGTTGGCAAAAATCCTGTACGCCTCGGCGAGCACACGACCGGCGATGTCAGGACCGGCGTTCTTGACTATCTGGGCTGCCAACTCGAACTGTTGCAGATACATCCTCCGCAACTCTCGCTCGACGTAGACCTGAACCATCAGGCCCGCTGAGCCGAACTTTCGCATCACGCCGTCAACTTCTAGCGGTAGGTTTTGCTGCATTGGCCTCTCGTTTTTGGCGGGTCAAATTGCCCAGTATCTGCTCTGCCCTTTGCCTCAATCTTCGATGCTGCTTGCGTGGAATGGTCGCCGGCTTGTTGACCTCTGACTCGCTGGCGATCAGCGATCGATACTGAAAGAGCGTCAGCTTTCCAATGTCGGCCAAGCTGCACTGCCCCATGTCGCAGGCAATTTTGAATCCCCGCTTCCAGTTTGGCATCTCGTTCTGATTGACGGAATTTCTACTGACCTTTGACGCCCACTCAACATCGCTCATCGAATCAAACGCGCTGATCTGGTTGCGGACCGCCACGAACTCGAAAGCATCATCGTTAGACCACCCGCCAATCAGGTTGGCACACTCAAGCCAACTCTTTGATCCCCGCAATGAGAGCCACAGGCTCATTAGGATGCCGGGCTCCGTCGACAGCCAGCCCAGAATGTCCGTAAGGTCGATAGACGTCGCCTCGGCGATGGCTGCGATGCGATACTTGCGGTCCTTTTCGTCTCCCGTTTTAACGGCGGCCATCGCATCAATAAAAGCAGCGCTACGGCCCTGCAATAGATAGTTCTCGATCGCCCCCAGGTCTCCAATCGTAATTGGATGCAAGAGCACCATGTCCTGCCCCAGCAGAAATGGCACTCCGGCACCGACGGCGCGAGCGAGAGAAAACACTATGGCTGCTCCGTGCCTCCAGACACGCAACCCTCGGCCAGCGTTCCGTCAGGGTAGGTCCACTGACCGTGCGTCACCGCCGTCACGCGCACGCTGATCTCGGTAGCCTGATTGATTTCGACCGTCTCGCCGATGGTCTTGATGCGGGCCGGTACGATCCAGTGTCGGACGTTGTTCTCGTACAGCAACAGCGTCACCAGCTCGCCAACTTCGATGATGTCGTAGATCGAATCGAAGATGTTGAGGATGACGTCGAACGAAACGTCTCCACGGCACTTGCCCAGCGCGGTGAGATTGAAGCCGTTGCTCCCTGAGTGGCAAAACTCGGGAACCGTGGCCTCCATGTTGAACTCCCAGCGCCCGACATCAGCCACGTCGCTGGGGTCGATATGGATGAATCCGCACTGGCCGCTGATGTTGCCGTGTTCTACCGGGGGAGGATTGGACATCGGAACCCTTTCGTGTCAGGCACCCAAAAACTACATGACTCCGGCCAGGAACAACGTCCAGGCAATGTCTTCGGTACCGCTGTGCTGAAGCCGCAGAATGTTCGATGAGTTGTTGGCGACTGGCCATCCAGCCAGCCTGTTCGTCATGAAGATGTGGTCGCCGGCTCCGCAGGTTAGTTGGCAGTCGACATTCCCATTAAACGGGGCATCCCAAGCGTGCCCGGCGCTTCCGGCTCCGCCCACGAGCAGGACTGCATCCGGGTTTAGAACGAAGCCGCCCGAGCCGTTAGGGGTTCCGTTATTTTGAATGAACAGCATCTTGATCGTGGCGAAGTCAATGACGTCCTCAAAGACGTCCTGAAGCACCCCCCAGAGATTGAGGTCCGTGATCGGCGATCCGGCCGTCACGACACCTTCTCCCTGATAAGTCATGTTGGCCTGGGCCAGAACGCCACTGTTTCCCTGCGACAGCGTGCATGAGGCGCTGAGCCTCCCAGCGTTCTGCAACGTCCCGATCAGGGGAATCTTGTTGAAGTTCCACCCGATCGACAGGCCGTGCGTCACCCTGAGAGATGTCGTCATGTCGCGCTAGTCCGGAAGCCTTATGCCGCAACGGTTTAGGTTCTGTTACGAAATCATTTCTCAAAACGAAAAAAGCCGGGGCAGGAATTGATATTCCCGACCCGGCCGCACTATCCGCGATGGACGTGAACCGATATCGACACTGCACAGGCGTCAGTCAGACGAAACCGGTTCCCCTTCAGTCCCGGTATCAACTGGGCGATGGTTACCGCCAGCAACCATTTCCTCAAGGGCGTTCGTGAAACCCCTGAGTCGCTGGTCGCTTACCTTCCTGATCTCCTGAATTGTTCCCTTACTGACGAGCAGCGTCAATCCCACTGTTCCGTTGAAGTCCCTGATGCAGACTTCGGACAGGATTTGCTGCAATGCTGCGCGGGCCAATGCCCCGAAGTTCCGATTTGTATCGGTTCCGAGGAGGCTATCGCCAACTATGGTGCCTGGACGTGGCGGCGTCATTGTGACGTTGTACCACACCGGAAGCACGCCTGTCGCTCCAGCCATTCCAATCCTGACCGCCGAACACGTTGGTGTCGCTCCAGGCCGACAGACGATTATGGCTGTCGTACAAGTCTTCTCCGTGGAAGGCATTTGGCAGCGTGCGGCCGGCATAGTGGCCATGCATGTACAGGTTCGATCCACCGAACGAATTTGGGACGGTGCGGTCCTGGGCCAGCATGACTCCAGAGGAAGCGACGAACACGAGCGTTGCGAGAACGGCTCTCATTTCTGGGCTCCGAATAGGTTGATGTGTAATCACAATGTGCATACACACTGTACCTAATTGTTGCCCTGCTTAACAACATCGTTGCGGCGATTGACCTTGTAGGTCAGCATGCCCTGGTAAATCCCGTCACCTGCGTACCCTGGCGCTCGGCAGATGTGCTCACCGGTGCGGCGACAGAGCAGCGAGTACCCAGTGTTCGTATCGAACTCAAGTTGGGCATCGTCGTAGATCGACTTGAGCTGATCGATGATCAGGCCGCACTGATCCTTGGGGTCGTTGACGCCGTCCTCTTTGACGTACACGCAAATCTGGAATACGACGTCCTGGAACTCGCCAAAGTACCCGGAATACGAGCCGCTGGACCACCTACGCGAAGCTGTACTGACGGGGCTGAACACAGCGTAGGGGAATGGCGTGTTAGCCGGAGCCTCTCCGTCCCAGATGCTTCCGGCCACAATCGAGTCGAGCAGATTGTCCGTCCACAGGCCAACAATCGCCTTGTCGACCTGCGTCGATGACGACGTCATTAAGACTTGGCCTTAGCCTCTTTGCCCTTGGCGACAGATGCCCTGCGGTCCTTGGGCTTGTTCTTGGGGCGCGCCGGCTTTGGTGTTGATTGCTCTGCCATTGGTTAAATCTCGTAATCTGGGCCACTGGGAAGATTGGCCGGGAACTGAGCGCTGACACTCACGGCACCCGGTGCGACACCCTTGCCGAGCGGGGTCGCCATGATCCGCATGATAGCATCCTGCTCTTCGCTCAGGGTACGCCGAAGGAACGATCGCTGGAGGATCGGCTTGCGTCTGGCAAATGTTCGGAGCAGATAGAGCCTGCCGGCGATCGTCACGATTCCGGCCCGTCTCATCAAGGCCCTGTTGCTGTTGCCCTTCTTGATTCGCCTTCCGCCCTTACCGGGACGCCGAACGCTTTCCATGATCCGAGCCGCGTCCGCAGCGCTAATCGGGATCGTCATGGCCTTCTTCTTAGTGGGCCGCATGTCGGCCCCAGTGGTGCCGACCTCCTGCCACAGCCCATGCGGAGAGTTAGTGCCAACGATGCCCGAGAAGTTCGTTTTGTCTAACTGGACGAACATTCGCCTAATAATGTCGCCACTGACCGCCCTGGGATAATTTCCCGGGGCCGACGGCGCTTCGACTGGAGACTGCCCCTGGCTGACGTTCTCAATCACCTTCGTGCGGAGATGCTCACAGACTCTCTGTACCCGGTTATTGACCTCGGTTTTGAGAGCCCGTGTGAATTTTTCAGCACTCCAGGTGAACTTTACGTTGCTGATAATTTGCACAGAGACATCCGCCATTCCTGATGCACGATCATGTACGGCCTTCCGAATGGATCAACGTAATCGCCCATCGCGTCCTTGATGGCCTGGACCCCATATCGGACACCCTCTCCGGTCAGACACAGGTCGGATATCGCTGGGTGGTGGACGTTTTTTCCGAATCCGCACTTCCAGGCCAGGAAGTTGGCCACGGCTTGATCGGTGTATGTTCGCGAGCAGTTGGCCGTATACGTGAGCAGCGTTTCGTAAAACGCGATAAGGTTCCACTTTGAGCCGATGTGCGTCCCGCCGTTGACAACATCTCTGGGCAACAAGTCTCGCCAATCGTGCGGCCTGAACTTCTCCTGATCCTCCCTGTTAAATTGCGAATCGGCGTGCGTCATTCCTTCCGAGACGAGGTGCAGGCCCTTCATGACCGGGATGTCGACCTGAAACGTAACGTCGCACGAGTCCGTGTGAATGACGGTCTCGTACTCGCACTTACGCATGAAATCGAGCCGGGCCATATAGCAATCCAGCGCAAATCGGTTCGATTCGCGATCTGGAATGACCTTCTTTTCCCGCTTGAGAATGTGGACCCCGGCCCCGTTCAGCATCGTCTCGAACCATCCTGGCAGCTCATTGGTGGCGACGACGTGGTCGCAATCCGTCAGGTTTTGGAGCGACTCGACGTAGCGCTCCAGACCCTCCCGATGACTGTCGCACCAGTGCGAGCCATGTGCTCCGGCCAAGGTGCATTTCCTATTCATCGCCATGCGCCGGGAGCCTTTTGTAGAAACGATTTAAGTGCTATTGCGAAATGATTTCTCAGGCGTCTCCGAGGTGCGAAACGGAAGTCGGATACCCTTCCCAGGCATGCGGAACTTTCTCGACGATTCTTCGGTCCAAGTGGGCCTGGGATTTCTTGGGGCTCCCTGGTTCGCAGATTGCGGGCACCTTCACCACCAGTCGGCCCCCTGCGGCCTTGACCTCGATCCCTTGGGCTCCGTGGTTTTGGAGCATGTGGGCTCGCAGCCTCTGGGCTGCCTGAATCAATCGTTCGTCTATCATTGCTTGGCCAGAATCTCCTGCAATTCGGCCCTGTACAATCGCTTCAGTTCGTCGAAGCTGCGGCGGCCAACGACCCAGAAAATGCGAGGCTTCGGCCCGAACAGAATCTGGTCCTTGGGCTGCAAGCTGTAGATGTCCGCAAGGAAGTACATTACGTTGTCGTACTCGACGCTGGCCCTATCGTAAGGGTCGTCGGATGCCGTGTTGATCGGCTGGATTCTGCACTGCATCGTTCCGAGCGGTTGCCAGCCGCGAATCGCCGCGCCGGTCGCGCCCTTCGTGATGGCTTGCCTGCGAACCGTGACAGTGTGGATCGACGCGAGCGACTGAAGGCTCATATGCGGACAATTATTGCACAGTGCGTTGCCAACCAACAACTTCGGATCGGTTTGCCTTGTCGATTCTGGTAATATCAACTCGTAGATTTTCTGAATCTGTTGGGTAGTTTTGAGAGGACCTTACCATGAAATTTCTGATCGTTTCGATTGCCGCTCTTGCCTGCCTGCTGCTGGGCACGTCCCAGGTCCAGGCCCACCATCACCGACATTGTTGCTGCCAGCGCGTGACTGTCTGCGTCGCGGTTCCGGCCTGCCCGTGTGGTGCTGTTTGCAACTGCGGCGCAACGTGCCCGTGTCCCGGATGTCCAGTGCATCACCCCGAGAACGTCGCTCCGGCGTGCTCAGCACCATCGTGCAATACAGGCCCAGTCGTCGCGACGCCTGCGATCGTGAAGCCGAAAGTTGTCGCGCCAGTTCCTGAGACGGCAACGCACCACGTCCACCAGAAGCAAAACCCGACCAACCGCACGAGGCACTAAACACAAACAGCGTCACAACTTATCCACTGTAACGCCGAGCTGAACCCGTAACGAATCCACCATCTCTTCGGTGCGGGCCGGCAAGGACAAACAAAAGGACTGGAACCACGATGCGATGGACGCAGCAACCAAAGCGCGCCTCTGGATTCTCGCTTCGAGCTTCGCTATCGCAGCGTTCGCCGGGATGGCGGCGTACCTGCGAGTCGCCAAGTGGGACCGCAGAAAGCTGCCAGAACTGGCAATGGGAGCCGCCTCCGCCCTAGCCAATGGCGGCTGCATCGGCATCATCGCATGTGCTTTCTGCTATTGGAAATACAACGGCGAACCGGATATGTTCGTCGTGTTCGGGTCAAGTTCCGCCCTCGGGCTTGGCGGATTAGAGATGGTCAACTTCGTACTCAGGATCGTCCAGCATCACATGACGCTGACGCCGGGCGATCGGGAGAAGAAATGATGAGCCCGACGCTTCCCAGAAAGCTGTCTCTGGCCTCGATGGTGCTGTCGGTTACCACGGCCATCGGCCTGGGCATCCTGTTCAACGCTCGCGAGAACGACCGCCGCGAGAATCAGGCTGCTGCCAGACTGGCGACCGACGTCAAGAAACAGGCGTCCGCCCAGGGAAACCTGATTAACACCATCCTATTCGCAACGGACCTCGCGATTGTCACGGTGAGCGATAAGGGCGACATCGTTGGCTGGAATGAGGGGGCTGTCCGCAAGTTCGGCTATACCCAAGCAGACATGATTGGAAAGTCCCTCGGCACCCTGATGCCGGATGCCCAAAGCGCTGATCGTCACAAGCGGGCGTTTAACGACCACACAGTAACCGATTGGGTGCGTCGAGGGATTGCAATGGATTGCACAATGCCCACTAAAAGCGGCGGAAAAAGGCACGTCCTGGTATTCGCCTACGAAATCGACCAGCCGCCAGCCAAGTTTGCGGCTATCATCCATACCCCGGCGTTCGTGGTGATCAAGGACAAGGGATAGTGGAAGCGGCGGGCCACATGAATGAAGAACGAAGACGGCGGTTGGACCATCCGGACGCTGCGTAAGTTTTCCATCCAGCAGATCAGAAACCTTGAGAAATATGTTGCGAGGCGGTTCAAGGACCTTGAGAAGCGGCTCGACCAACGGTGGTCTTCTGACCAGACAGCGATCAGTAAGGTCAATGAAATCCGGCAAGTAGTGAGTGACCTCGGGAACCGAATCGAGAGAATGGTCAGTCGCGACGAGATGAATACTCGCATCACCTCGGTGGAAAGCCTGCTCAAAGAAGCGGCGAACACCGCGAAGGCGGCCACGGACGGCCATTTCTCAATTAACCGGGAGAAGATTGAAAAGAATGAGGCCGCTCTCGGGGCACTGTCGAAGGATGTCACTGAGCTTAAAACCAAGAGCGGCACCGTTGAGACGGGTTCGCAAAAGATATGGGAGCGAGCCGGTGTAATTATCAGCTTGGCAGTCGCCATAGCCGCGCTGGTGTCGGCATTCTGGAATAGGAAGTGAACCCATGAAGGCCGCCACTAAAAATACCCCAGAAATTCAGGAAGCCAGGGCGGTCATCGTGATGCTACTTAACGACCCGCACGGCAACTTCGGCAGCTTGCAAGTCGTCAGGGAATGCGCGAAGGGCGGCTGCCATCCTCGCGATTGCGAGAATGCTCGTCGGGTGCTCCGCGTCCTCGGGGAGAGCTGGGAAGAAGAATTGGAGGAGCGATAGCAGTGCCGGAATGGATCAGCGGACCTTGGGGAAAGTTTCTCGCATTCATCGCCACGTCGATCGTTTCCGGCGCTGTGGCAGCCGGAACCACGGCGGTTCATTTCTACTACGAGACGAAACAGCAAATCGCGGTTCTCAAAGAGCAGATGACTGAAGTGCAGAACCGATTAGAGCTGAGAGTCGCCGCCAACGAGCGCAAGAGCCTGAAACACGAAGTTCAGATCGCATCGGTTGTCAGGAAGCAGGACCAGATATTCGGCAAAGAAGCCCCGGTGGGCGACGCGATGCCTCAATTTTCTCCGGTCTCGCCGCCAGCTCCCAGTAAAGGACCGCAATGAACACTGACGACACGACCAAGGCCGCCAACAAAATCGTGGCCTGGATTGGCGCGAACAAGACCCACGTCTTCGCCGTCGCCGGGGCAGCCCTAGCCGGGGCAGGCTACTTCCTCAAGATTCTGTCCTGGGAGCAGGCGGTCGCCGTCGCCACCGCGTGCGGAGGGTTCTCGTGGTTGCAGAACATCACAAACACCCAAACTAAACAGATCAAAGAGGCAACCGGAGACCAAACCGAGCACCTAAACCTTGCGGCCGACCTGCGCGCCGATCACATCAACGAAGTGTCAGAAACTGCGGCAGCCGCAGCGGTTACCGCCATCCGACCGGACGTCCACGAGGAAGCGGCCCACACAAAGATCAAGCAGGCGGTTGCTAAAAAGGTCACCAAACCGCATGCTCGCAAATATCACGAACATCCGTAACCGAACCACTAATTTTTAGGAAAGAAAAATGTCCGGACCTGTTGGAGCGACCGTTATTGTCAATCCCACCACCTACAAGGAAATGCTGGCTCGCAACGAGTCAGTGTTCCTGAAACAGCACCATTTTTTCACCAGCGGAATTTTTGCCAGCCATTGGTTCCCGCTCGACAGCGAGGCCCAGTTTGACAGCCTGCATAAGTACGCTGCCAATGCCCTCGCCGCTCAGGGTTCCGTGGACTGGACGACTGTGGGACGCCCTGGCAATCTTCAGGTGGCCAATCCGCTCAGGGCCAAAGTCCTAGCGGCCGTCATCGCCGGAGAGTACCCGGGACAGGAAACTGTTTCGGTGCTTTTGTCCGACGCCTTTGAGCTGGTAATCGCGCTTTATCTCGGCGCAGTTCAGACCCAGCTTGCCACGGGCAACTATGGGACCACGCCAGATCAGCAGTATGCCCAGGTCCAACTGTGGCAGAACCAAGCGAACGCGGCGTAGTTTCGGGAGCCCTCATTTTCAGGAATCACGATCGGCCGCAATTTAATGCCCCGGACAATCCAATGTCTGCCCATGTTCCTGTTGGTGCTAATGCCAATGACTTCTCCGGCACTAGCAGGACAGGGCCGGCAGGAGATCGTGATTGAAGTCAATCACAACAGGACCGCAGTCTGCAATTGGATCGAGCTTAAGCACCGGCTTGTCGAGGAGAGCACCGGGGCCAAGGTGGTAGCGATCGACTACAGCACAGTGATCTTCTCGAAGGAAACTAAATACGGACTAGAGGTGTTCAATCTCCGCAGGTATGGAAGCCTCGGAGATTACCGGGGAAGGTTCACTTCTAGCCTTCGTGGCAACCTGAGAGACTTCGGATATCGAATTGTCGTCAGCCCGATCTCTGACACTAAAAGCGAAATCCGAATCTTGATGATCGCCACCTGTGAAGAAACCAGCTCGGTGGCAGTGAATATCGAGCTGCGTAAGTCATTGCGTTTGATGCGAGAGTTTTTGACGCAACATCTTGTGAATTGAGGTGTGAGATGCCAAAGGGAATTCTGTTCTGGGTGCTCATGTTGCTGACCCTGATCTTTGGCGTTTTTTGGAACTATCGCGTTCCGGCCGGGCAGCAGCCGAACTATGGCGTGCTCGGAATGAACCTGCTCAACTGGGTGCTTCTGGCGCTTCTCGGTTGGGCGGTGTTCGGCTTTGCAATTCAATAGCCACGAGCCCGGACCTGACGATGAAGTCGTATATCGCTATGCTCCAGCAGACCAAGCCCGAATACCTGAAGCACAATGCGCATTGGTGGAACCTCGGGACCCCCAACTATGGCCAGCTTGGGGATGAGCACACGTTCAACCGTTGGCACTCTGCCGCAACTCAGGCAATCGCTAAGTATGTGGCGCAGGGACATTCGCTCAACTGGACGCCGGGCCTGACGTCCTATTGCGCGGCCCTCGTGGGAGTCAAGGGTGACACCAACGCTCTGGGCGACCATACCGCATACGGATTGACGCCGAATGAGTGGAAGATCATTGAGTTGGCCTTTGAAGCGATTGTCACGATCGCCATTGTCTTGCTTTTTCCGCCGCTAGGAATCATCGCCGGATTCGTTGCCGAGGCGGCCTGGATCATTTGTAAATTCCTGGTGGCGTTAATCATCGCAAATCTGGCCATCGATGTTCTAAGCGGCGCCTATGGGGTCGGCGGTCAAGATTACTCGTCCCAGCTCACATCGTGGGCGCAAGAGGCCCCTGCTGTATGAGCAAGCTCGCAACAGTCGTGTTCGTCGCCGCCGTCTGCATCACCATCGTCCACCTTCGTTCAGGGAACCTCTCCGATCCAGTCCCGGGCCCAGCCCCGATAGTCACAAACAGCCAGGGCGGATTGGCACTCAAGAAGTTCGGCCAGGACGCTGCCAAGGCTTATTTTGAGCTGGAACGACGCACCAAGTTGCCCAAGGGCGACCCGCAAAAGTTCAAGAGCTTCGGTGAGCAGAAGTCTTTCCTGAAAGCCCAGGGAGCCGTTGCAGACGAGGACGCTTTCGGCCCTCTCGCCGACCGACTCTCTAAGGCGATGGGCGAAAAATACGACGAGGACAAGCTGGCTGCTGAAGAGCACAAAATCGGCCAGGAGCTGCTTGATGCCAGCAAGTAGCGGCACGCCATTCGGCAAAGTACGACTGCTTATCAAGAAGGCCAAAGAGACTCCGGATGGCGCTCACGAGAAATACGTGGCACTGGCACAACTGAGAACGATAGCGGCGGCACTGATCGAGGCCGCTCCGCACGATGCCCTGATCGAGTTTTGTGAGTTCCTCTGCAAATACAGAGAGCGAATGGATGCTGCAAATACTGCTCGCTGACGTCACGATCCCGATCCACTGGCCCGCTGGCGGCATTCTTAACCAGCACACGATCACGATCATGCTCTTGGGCGGAGCGGCGGCGTGGGGCGTCCTGGCGATCCACAATGCGTTTGGGCACGGCAAGAGCTTATTGGAGTCCATCACGCTCGGGATCGTGTCGGCCGAGTCGCTGCTCGAAGCTGCGTCGAAGGTTTGGCCGGCGGCCAAGGGCGGCGCCACAGAAGCCGAGAGGGATGCGGCTATTGCGTTGCGAGTGTTGCAGATTCTTGAGCAGCAACGGCAGCAGCCCGACGCTCCCCCTGGACCAGATCAGAAAATACTCCCTAAGCCTTCCCCAGCACCGGACCCCGGCCCGCTCAACCCTCCGGCAGTGACCCCACAACACGCCGCGTATCTGGCCAATCAAGCTGCACATCAAACCGTCCTGTGAGGTGATGTCTTGGCGCGAACTGACTTCTACCTGGGCTGGAACAAGGACCAGGAGCGGCGTGATCTGCTGTGGAAGAACCACACGCCGTTCGACTGGACGCGACTGAGGGCCGCATCGCCGCTGCCCGAGTTCGATCCGAGGCCGGTGCTCGCTCCACCAAAAGATCAGATGCAGACTTCGGAATGCGTGGCCTTCAGCGGGGCACTCCTTGGGGAATTGCTGAATTGGATCAAGACGCAGGGAGCGCTTATCCGATTCTCTGAGCCTCACCGCTACATTACTTCGCAAGAAAGGTCACAGCCACCAACAACAGGAAGCGATGACGGAGCCCTGATCCAAGGCTCGATTGATTCGATGCGCATGGATGGATTCGCGCTTTCAGAGACGATGCCATTCACTGGGTCTTACGTGCCCCAAGTGACACAAGCAGCGAGGGATCAGGGACTACTTCACAAGATCAACAACTACGCCCATATTGATGGATATAATTCCGCCTTTACGTGGCTGTCTCTCGGCATTGGATGCATCCAAATTGGAATTCCTGTCTGCGATTCTTTTATGCAGCTCACAGGCAAGGATTGCATCCTCGACGAAAGCGGATTCAAGGGATCGGTAAAGGGCGGACACGCCCTGGCAATCATTGGATATGTTGCACGCAAGGACGCACAAGGGCGAAACTACCTGATCCTCCAAAATTCATGGGCAAGTGTCTGGGGTGACCAAGGATGCTGCCTAGTCGATCCAGCTACATTTGACCGCATTTGCAAGTCCCAAAAGTGCGAGGTCTGGGGGATCACCGATCTCACATCGTATGAAGATGCTTCAGGAAGGCTCGATTTCTCGGGGTTTCACATCTAGGCCAAAAACGAAGAGCAGGAGCGTTTCTACCGCCCTGCTCTTCCTGGACACCGAAAGGATTGTTTTCGATGCCATTACAGAGGAATCGTATCCCACTTGCAGTCAGGTTCAAAAGGCACATCAGCGAACGGCTTCCGAACGGATGCATTTTATGGATAGGAACAGTTAACAGCCGAGGATACGGATCGATCAATAACGGCTACGGAAAGATGCTCTATGCGCACCGCGTCGCCTGGGAACTGGCGAATGGCCCAATTCCGGCTGGACTTTTCGCCTGCCATCGCTGCGATGTCCGACGCTGCGTGAATCCCGAGCATCTATTCCTTGGAACAGTCTCCGACAACCAAGCAGATATGGTTGCCAAGGGACGCAGCAACAGGGGCGAGAGGCACGGAAATGTCAGAGTCACCGAGCCGATCGTCCGAGAAATTCGGGCCAAATACGCGGCAGGCGGAATCACGATGGTCGAGCTTGCTATAGAGTATGGCGTTTGCAGAACGAACATCCTTCATATCGTGAACAGAAAATCCTGGAAACACGTAACCTGATGTCCGCTCCGATCGACTGCATAGACTGTCGCCTGCTCCACGCCTGCTGCGTGATCGAGCGGATCGACTACGGCGCATCCAGCATCAATTGGACGGTGCCACCAGTCGACTTCTACGACAAGTCTGGCGATGACGGCTGCCTGATCGGCTGCATCCCAGAAGGCGTCGTCGTGGCGTTTCGGGGGACCGAAGCGCCCAACGATTCGTCGGTTCCAGTTAAGCAGAGGCTGCTCGATTGGTGCTCAGATTTCGAGGCCAACCTTCGGCCGATGGGTACGCTGCCAGGGCTCGTTCACAACGGCTATGCCTCATCGCTTGAGGAACTGTGGCCGCAGATTGAAGCGAAGCTGATGGAGCTGCTGTCGCCAGGCGCGACAGTCTTCCTCACTGGACATTCAAAAGGCGGCGGAATGGCCGTTCTGGCAGCAGCACGCCTCCACATGGAGTGCAGCCACTGGGCAACCGGCATGATCGATGTTGCGACATTCGCGTCCCCAAGGGCCGGAAACGACACGTTTGCCGCAGAGTTCAACAAGGCTTTCCCTGCGTGCCGACGCTACGAATTTGGAAACGACCTAGTCGTGCATTTACCACCACACAGCAACGTCATGGCCCTCCTGAATATGTACGTTGGGGACTTTTCTCGCTGGATTGACGTCGATTACCAGTCGGTCGGCGAGCTAATCTACATAGCTAAAGATGGTGTGCCGGTCTTCAACACCCAGAGCGTCCGTGGAGAATGGCTGGCAGCCGAACGATTGGCCGGGATTACCGAAATGCTGGCCACCCTTAACTTTGAACAGATCGTGACAAATCACAGAATCGACGCGGGTTCCGGCTACATGAGAGGGGTTTGCCGAAATGAATAAGACAGGAGTTCTTCTCGTCTGCGGAGTGCTCGCACTCGGCTATTGTCTGTTTTCCAAACCAACCGAACAACCAGCCTCGGCCAGCCAAAGTGCGACCCCTGAGCAACAGGCTCAACCACAACCCAGCACATTCGACAAATTCATCGCCGATTGGCGCCCTGAACATCGCGAGGAAACAAAAGCGCTCGGCCCGGTGAAAGACGCACCCAAAGAGCCGGAGGTCACGCTGCCTAAAGTGCAGGAACTGATCGAAAAGGCCGTCAAAGAGAAGGCCCAAGAAGACAAGCCTGTGATGCAGGTGATCCCGCAGGCAGAGCCGAAACCACACCATTCAGCGGCCACGAGAAAGATGAGCCGATCCGAGAGGCTCCTGCACGTTCCGGATGATCCGGCGCCTTCGGCATTTAAACTCACGGTGCTTGAAAAACGCGACATTCCCGTTGGATTCACCGGACCGGTGATCTACTCGGCAAGTTGGTGTGAATGGTGCCCAGTTGAAAAACGGGACGTCAGGGCGGCCGGATATGCTTCCAAGTTCCGGATGGTCGAGTTGCGCAGTGAGTCCGAAGCCAAGTCCCGTCACATGGAAGAGTTGCCGGTCACAGTGTTCTTCCGGAATGGCATAGAGGTCGAGCGAACGACCGGCTACGACGGAACGCAGAAGCGACTCAACACGATTCTTCGCCACACGGACGCTCTATTCCGGGAAGCGTCATACACTCCACCGCCGGCACCTGGCGTCAAAGGTGACGCCCTCGATGACGATCCTGTCGCTCCCGTCCAGCAACCATCATGCTCGACTCCCAAAGCTGCGCCACTGTCAGCCCCGCTTTGTTCGAGCCCGGCAAGCAGCATAGCTGCTTCGTGCTCGGCCCCTGCAACGACGTACACCGAAGTCCGTTCGTGCGCGACCCCTGACCACCCGGTTCTAGGCTATGTGGCCAACTCGGCTTCGTGTTCAAGCCCGTCCAGCAGCTACGCCTATGCCGCACCGTCGTGCTCCAGCCCGTCGAGCGTCGCCTATGCTTCGGCACCGGTCACGTATTCGTACGCGCTTCCGACCTACAGTTATGCGGCTCCGAGTTGCAGCAGCCCGAGCTATTCGTATGGAGGCGGGAACTGTGGATCGCCCGGAGGTGGCGGTGGTGACGTGCTTGGATACGGAGGAGGCTGGGGAAGAAATTACGGCTACTCGCCGAGCTACGGATATGGCGGTGGTTACGGAGGCGGATGGGGTGGCGGAGCATATGCCGGGAATTGTCCCGGAGGCGTCTGTTATCCTCGCTGGTAAAAACCAAGGGAACCAAACTGTGACGAAAAGCAAAGACTCCGACGCAGTGACGGCTGCCAAGATCACGGCGGCCAGCAACATCATCGTGGCATACGTCAACGCGGGAAACCAAGTTCGTTTGAGTGGCCACAGCGAGATCGATGTCCTGGAACATCGTGGGTTCACCGGCGACCTGCACGACGTTGTTGAAGGCTCGATCGCGACTCTCAAAGAACACCTTTGCGGCGGCACGGAAGCATAACACCAAAAGCGACCGCAATCGTGTTGTGGAAACCAACCCTAACCACCAAGCAACTCTGGAGCCTCTGTGCGTCCCTCGTAATCCTGTGCGTCATGCTGATGATCGGATGCTGCATGACATGGGCCGAAAACGTCGGCTTGCGCTACCAGCAGGAACAGACCGCCAAAAAGCTGGATCGCGTGCTGGAGATTGCCGAAAAATTCAACAAGCCCGAGTAACGAAAGGACCCAACATGAAGCTGTTTCTCGTTCAACTGCTGGCCGAGGTGGCAATTCTGATCGGGATGGCCGATACCTCCCAGGGCCAGGACTACGTCTACCGGGTTGTTCGTCCGGCGCGTCCCGCCAAAGTGAAGGTCTACGCAACTTACCCATCCTACGGTTACGTCGCACCGGTCGTTTCGGCCCCGGTGGCTGCGTCCTACAGCTATGCCTATCCAGCGGCCTACGGCTACTCCTACGCGGCTCCGGTTGCTTACCCGGGCACTTATGGGTACTACGGGTACGGAACGCCAGCCTGGGGCTCGTATGGAGCTTGGGCCGCTCCTCCAGCATCCAGAGGAGTGGGTTTCAACATCGGGTTTAGCTGGTAACCCACCTTGCAAAAGTGTTGCGAAATCGTTTCGCAATAGAACGCAAGTATTTACACAGCAATCGGTAACAAACAACGCGAAGGGACGAAATTAGCATGCCAACCGTCACAATCGACAAAACAGCCCTCGACGCGATCGTCACGGCGATCACCGGGATGGCCACGGCCGTCGCCACACTTGAGAATGACCTTCAGTCACAAGCTGACAGTGGGGCAGCACTTGCGGCTGCAACCGACGACAAGGCGGCCAAGGATGCGGCGGTCACTGCCGATGATGCGGCGCTCCAGACGGCTTACAAGGCCGTCACGGACGCCTTTACTGCGGCCAACATCCCAGTTCCCCCAATCCCGACGCCAACTCCGCCAGTGGTTCCGAGCCCGACTCCGACCCCGGCGGCACTCCGGATGCGAGCTAAGGGCCTGATCCCCCACGGAGCAGTCAAGAAGGCACCTTAAGCCAGGAACGTCATTCAGCGGAGGCCCTCTGCTGAATCCTGCGGTCGCAGCCCCGGCGCGTGCATGGATAGCCGCACCGGGGCTGTTTTTGTTGAATCAGGTTGACTATCTGGCAGCCTTCCGGCAGAATCTCCTGCTTATGCACTGGGCTCAATTGATGATCCAAAACTCAGAATCTTCGCGTTGTTGCCGGCTGGCTACTCGCGATCTCCAAGCCCCAGCAATGATACCTGCCCGGTGCATTTGCTGGGGTTTGCTTTTGATAGGACCGTAAAAACCAAAAGCCCGGGGCTTCAGCTCCCCGGGCTTCGGTTGAATCCATTCCCAAGCACGCTTTTAATCCGCCAAGATCGTAAGGGCTCGGTGTATGTACGATAGACCCACTGGAGCCAGCAGTCAAGCCCCATCGACCAGTCTGAACCCAATTTTTACATGCGCCCATGCTCACTGAGAGCGTGGGCGTTTTTGTTTGCGCTCATCATAGCCCACCTGTTCGGGCAACACGGCATTCAGCAAGTCCTATGGCGACGCCGTTCCTGAGCCCGTAACTGGGGTCACCTTTGGGTGATGGAGAAGGTCGCTAACGTGGCAGAGTCCTAGATTTTTGGGGGATAAAGGGGGCGCGCCATGGTTGGCTCCCGGTTGCCTCCTACCAGCGCTCACTGGCATGGGCCAATCGATCCCACATGGCGCGCTAACCAGCGTCCCATTCCAATTACGGAAGAGTGTTACGCTAGACTTCCATGCAAGTTGAGCGTTCAAACCAGACAAACCGTACACGATGGAAATTCAGCTCTGGACGATCAACCTCCCAGCTTGGATGCGAATTCCCGTCTTCTCCCACGCAGATCAGACAATCAAGCCACCAGAACGCTCCCAGGCGCGCGCATGACCCCCGGAAATTTTTAGGAGTTGTTAACAATGTCGAGACGAGACTGGACCAGAGACAACTACGGACGGAACATCGATCCGACTGCTAAACCAGACTGCACTGTGTGTCACGGCCGTGGAGTGCTTATCACCTACCCACCTCCGAGCGGATGGCGGCCGGTTGAGGCAGAATGCTACGGCTGCATCGAGAACCGTGACGACGAAAGCAAGCTGGCGACAGAGTACATCGAGCGCCCAAACCGATTATGATTTCACGCTTGCACTGTGCTTACAACGTGCTACAATACGGGCCGTCATGGATCAAGCCAAACGCGATAAGAAGAATGCGCGAGCCCGCGCCGCGTATCGCAAAAAAGTCGGATACAATCCGCATCAACAGCAACACTGCGTCGTGTGCGGGAAAGGATTTATTAAACGTAATGGCAACCAAATCATTTGTTCTGGCCGATGTCGTCGCAGGCGCGAAAAAGAATACTTCATAAACCGCCCAGGCCGCGTCGCCGCCCGCGCCGCCCGCGCCGCAGGCTACCAACGGACCTGCAAGTTTTGCGGCTCGGATTTCATCGCACATCATGGCAATAAAGTCTCGTGCGAGACGTGCCAGTTATCTGGAAAACGAGAGCGCTGCAACAAGAGGGGGCAGCGCAATCCACTGGCGATTCGTTTCAGAAGCTGGATGCGCCAGCGTGGCGTATCCAATTCATCATTGTCTGCTGCCGAACGAAATCAATTACGATCCCTCTTCGAGCAGCAAGTAAAGGAAGAGTTATGCCTACGGAAGTCAAGAAGGGCACTCAAAAAACTGCGAATCCTGTTCAACAAGGGACAGGTAAGCCCCAGTGCCTTGAAATCGCTAAAGCAGGAATTAGCACCGGAAGCCAGTTCGCAACCTTCATGTCCCGACTGATGTCCGACCTGATCGAGGGCAGCATCACGCCACAGGTCGGCAACGCGGCCGTGAACGCCGGTGGCAAGCTGCTGAAGGTCGTCGAGATGCAGTACCGGTACGGCAAGTCCACGCCGGGCGGTGCTCCACGACCAGAGCTGAATTTGCTGAACTAACAGCATCTGGCCGTGAGCGAAACGGGCGGGAAACCGTCCGTTTTTCTTTTCACTTGCGTTGTGCTGACAACGTGCCTACAATGCCGTGTATGAACTTCCTGGTGCTCGCCAAGTGGACCGACATCGACTTCCTGCGTCACAGCGCATGGTTCCTAGTCGAGACGATGGAAGCTGCCGAGAGCAGCAAGCATAAACTGTGGATCGACGGGAACGATATCGATCAGTTCTGGGTTGTTCCTGTCAGTGGGGCCGTGGACCTGTGCAGGAAGAATGTCGAGGGCACATGACCAAATCCAGGTACGCAATTTGTGTGCTAGTGGCCATCGCGATCTTGGAGTTGGTCATGATCCTTGACCGAGACCATGAGATTGAGCGGTTGAAAACAGAGCGGGACCAAATCATTGAGACGGCATTTAACGCGAACGGCGCTACGGCCGAATACTACTGCAAGAAGCTCAGGCAGCATGGGATCGAGCCATAATGGCCAGCGACACCAAGTTCATGACGATGATTGAGTGGGAAGGCCGAGACGGATATCGCACGCACGATTTCAATTTCTGGGACTCGATCGAGGATGCGCGACGGTGCCGCGAAGATGCCTGGAACCGATCGCAGACGTCGAGTCGTAAGGCGGTCAGCGTCGCAATCCTCAAGGTTAAGGTGGTGGACTGACATGACGACAACCGACCAAGAAAACATGGACGACGCGCACCAGACCGCATGGCAGCGGCTCCGAAAGCAGAAAGAACCGCTCAAAACGCTCGCATTTCACGTTGTGTTGTGGATCGTCGTCCTACAGGGATTTCTGATCAATTGGATTGACAGGCGAGTCTGCACGCTTGAGCAGCAACCAATAACGGCAGTCCGATCCGATGAGCCTCCCGCTCAGCACCCTAAGGCTCCCGACGGATGGGTGATCATCTACCGCAACGGGACAACACAAAAACTCAGCAACTATCCGATCATTGATCATGGAGATTGGATCGTTCGCGGAGAGAACGGCGAGATCACTCGCATCCCAGGCATCCACGCTTTGGTGCGGCAGAGTGACTTTGATTCGATGCCGCATCTGGTCGGGAAGAAAACGGCGGAGCCCAAGCCATGACACACGGAGTCGCCCTGCTAATTGCTGCTGGAGCCCTTGGGTGTTGGGCAGAACTAATGCAGATTTCGTCTAGGGTTAGGCGATCCAAGCACGATTTCGCTTACTACTTCGTTCTTTGGTCGGTTTGCGCTACCGCTGGGTTCTGCTTGGCGTCCGGGGCCATGTGGTGCATGTTCGGGGAGCCGCAAAAGCTATAGACGCCAGTTTCCGAAACCACTTTTGAAAGGACCCCAGTGAGAATTTTTGTGAAAGTGTTTTTGCTAACCGCGATCGCAGTTTTCTACTTGGCCGCAACCTCCCAGGCCGGCGTCCCGCTCATCACGTCATCCAATGTTCCAAACGGGACACTCAGCGGCACCGACGCAGCGCTGAACGGCGGGATCACCATCCAAAATATCGGTGGCACCCAAAGCCCGAAGTGGCCGACACAAACCTGGATTCTGTGCGTCGACTTCACCTACTTCGACGCGTACATGAACCCGCTTCCGGGGTACACAAACGGCGCTGATGAACTCACGTTTGGCATCTTGCCGAATCCGATCCAAGCCTACAGTTCAGGCTGCACAGATCAGATCGTCGATCCTGATTCACCTTACGGTTGGGTGTACTGCCGGATGGACTTCATGGTCTGCAATTACGCGCCGGGCTACCTCAATGTGCTTTACACCTACCCGGACTACAGACTCATCGACAACACTGGCGCTACGCTCCACTAGGGGGGCTTAAGTGAAGGTCAAGGAACAACCATTACCCAAGGGCTTTAACTGCCACATCTGTGGCAAGTGGAACGACTTTGGTCCGGTAGTGCTTGCGTCATGGAACGACACGATCATCGTCAAGTGCCATGCGTGCCCGGCGAAATCTAAAATCAGACGCGGCAAGGTCGAGCCGATCAGGGAGAAGTGATGAGCGACGAAATTTTAGACGAAGCGCTTAAAGCTGGTGGCCCATCGCTTGTTGAGATCATAAAACTCCGCCGAAGAGTCAGCGTCCTTGAGTCCCGTGAAATCGACGGTATTTCTCCCAGGCTCTACCTGATCGGCCAAATCTTGCCAGCTCTACTCACAAACCCTCCGTGGAGACACCAACAGTACGGCGCTGTTGTGAAGCAGGCTGTGCAGATCGCAGACCTGGCGCTCGCTGAGTACGATAAACCACAACCCGAAAGGAATCCCGATGCTGGTTGAATTCAAGCGGGTCCATGACCCGAAGACGAAAGAGGATCACGGTGATGCCGTGATGGTTAACCCTGAATTCGTCGAGTCTGTCAGCGAGAGACCGACTTCGTCAGGGCTCATCACCGGGCAATACTCGACGCTTAGGATGGCGTCCGGGAACACCGTCGTGGTGGAGGGCCATTGGGAAGACGTCGACATGGCCCTGCGCGGCAACAAAAGCGCCGAGACACCCAAGCCGGCCCACAAGCAGGTTACCCTTAGCGATGGAACAACCACCGTAACGTTTCCAGCCAAGCCGCAGGATGACTTCCGATGAGCAGGATCGCCGATCCGGATATGGAAGACACAGATGCTGACCGTCCACTAGAACAACTCGCTTGTCCGCTCTGTGGTGAGTATCTGGAGCCATCCTCATCGAAACAGTGGGCCACTTGCCCAAAACTGCACGGCAAGCTAATGCAGCAGATGAGCCCACAGGAGATCGAGCTGGTTGAGATTGCCCGCCTACCGAAAACCGGGCAGCGCGTCATGCTCGGAAAGTTCGATGTGGTACGGATCGAGAGGGAAAGGCCGGAAGGCTTCCCGATCAATCTCAATGCGACCCAGAACTTGATGTACGACCTGTTCACGGCCCGCAAGAAAGCGACGCCGGGCCACATCCTGCTCAAGTGCCGCTTAAAGAAGCTGCCTAGGCAATTCTGCCGGATCGGGGATCAGGCGTTTGAGTTGCTGAAGCCGATCAAGCTGAAGAAGAATGCCCGTGGCAAATGGGTGCGGGACTCAAGAAAGTAGACCCAATGGCGCGCCGACGTAAGCAAAAGTTCAATGTCTATCGCAACGGCAAGATTCACGTCTGTAAGGTGCAGTGCGAGACTTGCATCTACCGCCCTGGTAACAAATTTCACCTGGAACCCGGCAGGCTCAAGCAGATGACGCAGGACTCGCTCAAGAAAGACACGGCCGTCATTTGCCACGACACGCTCGGTGGCGACAATGCCGTGTGTCGAGGGTTTTTCGATCGGTTCAAAACCACCCCACTGCAACTCGCTGAGCGACTGGGTGTGATCGAGGAGGTTTGAGTGCCCAAGCCGGAAATCAAAGCCGTCCCCAAGAAAGACGGCGTCACGATCAACGTAGGTTTCAACGAAGAGGCCGGTCAGGTCGTCCTGCAATTCGGTCGGCCGATCGCGTGGCTCGGCCTCGACCCACAGGAATGCACGACGGTGGTCAATAACATGATCAAGGCGTGCCGGCAGATGCAGGCTCGGGCGAAGCTTAAAAAGGGGTAGGCGATGAGTAATCGGCAGTCGGCAAGCACCAAGGCTGTTTTTGGAAAATGCCCACATTGCGGCGACAGGTACAATGCCCAGGACTTACGGGACGGTAAAATCCCGACTCATGACTATCCGCGTCCGTGCCGATCCGTGTGCCCGGGCTCTGGGCAGCCGCCGAGATCGCTGTACGACAGCCGTCCGCTCGGAAAGGACATGCAGTAAGCCATGTGCCGCTGGTTGCAATATCAGGGACCCCAAATCCCACTCGCTACACTAATCACCGAGCCAGAGAACTCGCTGCTCGACGAGGCGCTTGGAGACCCCAAGGGCGGCGAGCCAACAGAGACAACCAATGCGGACGGATTCGGCGTCGGCTTCTACACGAGCCTGCCGGAGCCCGGAATCTTTCGCACGGTTCATCCGGCTTGGAGCGATCCAAACCTGCACAACCTGTGCGCGCACATCAACTCCAGAAACTTCATGGCCCACGTTCGAGACGCTTCTCCTGGGATGGCCGTCCAGGAGTCCAACACGCAGCCCTTCTCGCACGGCAAATGGCTATTCTGCCACAACGGTGAGATCAATGGGTTCGAGAACGGCACATTCCGTAGGGACATTTTCAATCTGATTGACGACGGATTGTTTAACGCGATCAAGGGCACGACTGACTCTGAGTTGATGTTTTATCTCGCACTGAGCCTTGGGTTGGACAAGGACCCAATTGCGGCGCTCGTCGCGATGGTCACAAACATCGAGCAGTTGGGCGGTATGCACGGCGTCAACTACCCGGTCAATGCCACGATCGGCCTGAGCGACGGCAAGGATATCTATGCCGTCAGGTACGCTTCCAATGGCCACCCACCGTCGCTATTTCACACGAACGACGCCAAGAGTCTGGGTCGGATCAGTCCGCGACTGGCCGAGAATTACTCCCAGGACATGCGCATCGTTTCGAGCGAACCTGTCACCGGGTACGCTTCTGGGTGGACCGAGGTCCCGCGCGGAACCGTCGTGAAGATCAGCGGGTTCGACGTCGAGACGAGAAGGTTCCGGCCGTAGTCTGAAATGATTTCTGAATCGACACTAAGTCTTTGCTTCATAACAACATAAGGTGACCGCGATGGATCGTCATGGGCTCAGTGAGCGGCCGGCAAAGATGCGTGGCCTGAAGGTTGACGAGCGGGGATACCCAGTCCCCTGGTTCGTTGCCGAGATCGACGGCAAGCCGGACTTTCGGGTGATGAACCCAGTCCGGTTCGTGAAGGCGATCAGTCAGAACCTGTGTTGGATTTGCGGCAATCTCATGGGCACCCAGAAGACGTTCGTCGCCGGACCGATGTGCGGCATCAACCGCACCAGCGCTGAGCCGCCGTGCCACTTGGAGTGTGCTCGCTACGCCGCGATCAACTGTCCGTTCCTCAACAACCCAAATGCGCTGCGTCGCGAAGATGACTTCACCAGGAACACGCTCGAAACACTGGGCGGCATCTCGATCCCACGCAATCCCGGAGTCGTCATGCTCTGGCAGACTAGGACTTGCTTCCCATTCGATGATGGCAACGGCAAGCCGCTGATCTGCATGGGCGAGCCGTTCAATGTCGAGTGGTATCGAGAGAGTCGGCTTGCGACGCGAGAGGAGGTGATCGAGTCGGTAGAAAGCGGCTTTCCGGCGCTGGCGGCCATCGCCAGAACAGAGCCGGGTGCCATGCAGGACCTGCTGGACGCGCGTAAGCAGTTCGAGAAGTATCTTCCGGCTGCTACATCACCCAGCCATTGATCCGCTTGAAGCGGCTTAGGTATCCGGAGGCTCTTGGCGGGATGAACGGGTTGTCAATCACACCCTTGGCATCCGTGGCTTGTGGATAGCCGTACCCGATCGAGTAGTCGCCTAAACGCTCAGAGTTAATCCGGCCGCCCTGAGACATCGCAATCGGGTCCAGGCCACTGTTTCCGGAGATCGCGTTCACCACGGCCCAATTTGCTTGGATCGTCAACAAGGTTCCAAGCCTGATGTCGCTTGCATCAAGCCGGTAGTCCTCGACGTCGCCCCGAAGCTCACGATCGGTGTAGCCTGCGACGTAAACCACCTTGATCGATCCGACTTCGGCATTCCAGGCCCAGTTGATCCGCACCAACTGGCCGGTGGAACTGAACCCATCGAACTCGACGTCCAGGTAATAGTCGGTGCCCAGCACCAAGTCATCAGTGACCGGGAACCCAAGCGGGTTCTGTCCTGAACGCCCCGAGCGGTCCGTACAGACGCTTACGATCGAACGGACGGGCAACTCTGAGAGTTGCAGGATCGTGCCACTGTCGGCGATGTGGTAGGGCGACAAATAGCTCCGAATCTGGTCCCGCATGTCGGCCGGGTTGGCCATCTTGGGCAGATATTCGGTGTACTGCGATTGGATAATGCCCGATAGCAGCTCGGCGCGGATCGCACGCTCGCAGGAGCCCTTAACGGCTTGCAGGATGCCCATCTGGTGATCGGTCGCAGTGGTGGCCATCCCGCAGAACGAGACGCACTCAGCGAACGTCACGAGTTCCTTGATGGACTGGGCGGACATGCTACCTTCTCAGCCTTCTGATGACCCAGACGACACAGGCAAACGCGGCGGCAATAACGAGCGAAACAATCAGAACGGGAATCACAAGCATGGCCACAATCTCGGCCACTGTGTTCCAAAGCGCTTGCTGTGGTGTCATGGTAAACACTCGCCGTTCGTGATGTTTCCATGCCAGTGCCCGGATTCACTGGCGTCAATTGACGGGGTTACGGTCAATCCATCAGGGAACGGTCCCTCAATTTTCCAAGCAACGCTTGGTTTCGGAGGAACAACTACAGGATTGTGATGAAGGCTGTCTCCGTCTCCGAATTCTTTCACGAGAATGTCGAAAATTTTCCCCCTGTCCATTGCCACGTTTTTGCATGTCAACCATGCAGCTTTGCAGTGCGGACAAAGGAACACGAAAATGTTCGGGTGGACCCATCTCGGCTGAAGGTCGCTCAGCTTCATATCGAAATCAACCCACCGGGCGTCCTAAGCACATGCACTATACCAAGCTGAACGCTCTTAATTGCGTCAAACGGGGCCGTCTCTGTCGCATCCACGACACTGATCTCTGCATCGAATGCTCCGGGCCAGACCACAGACTGAAGGTCGGCCTGGGCCATCCTGATCGTCACCTTGGCCGGTGCTCCCTCTGGACTGCCGCCCAAGTCGTTGACGGTCACGACCGAATCGTTTGCATTGGGGCCATCTGTAGACAGGTCCAGCAACGGGGCTCCGGTCCCCCAACTCAACTTAAACCGGACCACGTCGGCGTCTTCCAGAACCACCCCTGTGACGCCGTCAGCCTCGTACAGCGACGCCGAGAAGTCGATAGTCCTGTTTTGGTATACGTTGATCTCGAAGCTGCGTGGGGCCATCCCAGAGAGCCTTAAACGGTAGTCGGTGCCGCAGTTGCTGAAGGTGTGGTTTTGGAGATAACCTCACGGCCACACGAGCACTGCCAGATGAACGAGACGATCTGCCCGTCCCTGATTGGTAATCCCTGTACCCAAGTATGGGCATGTGTCGCAGCGCTGCCGGTTGCTGTCTGCCCGGTGAGCCCCTGGACCGGGTTCAGCGGTGTTTGTGCTCCAAGTGCCATAACTATCCCCATTAAGCAAAGCACCCGGCTGAGGTTTTGCAACCGGCCGGGTGATTCGCAGTTGGCAGGAGAGTTTTCACCAGTGAGATTTCGCCCACAGGCAACACCTTTCGGTGTAACCCACCTGTGTTTCCGTTAGTTGGACGTGATGTTTGCGCCGAAACTCTTCTTGTCGCACAGGAGCGTCACGCCGAACGTGAACGACGGGCTCGTACCGGCGATGGTGGCCACGGGTTGCACGTAACGCTTTGTGCGTCGCAGCGACCGGGTCACCTGCACGCCGGCCGCAGTGACGGCCGCCGGGGCGAAGTCCCCGATCGCAGTGAACGTGCCGTTGCTCGTGTCGCACTCCGTCAACGTGAGGGTGAGCGTCGGGGTCGTGCCCGTCGCCGTTCCCACGTTGATGATCGCCGTCACTTCCGGGTCGCAGCCCTGGAAGTCGATCGCACTGCCCGTCCCCGTGGACGTGAGGGCCTGTGATCCGAAACCGTTCCCGACGACCATGTTGTTCGGGATGTCGTTCTGTCGCATGGCTTATTCCTTGGTATCCAGAAACTCAGGTCTAACGGGTGATTCGGGTTATGGCCCGGCGGTCTACTTTTCGCCCCTGGCCTTCATCATTTGGTCCATGACAGTCTTGGCAACTGACGCCGCAATCACAGAGATATTCTCGGCCGTCATGCGGTTGTCGACAGGCAGGTCAACGGGTGGTTCGTCAGTCTTTCGGACGTCCAGGATCGTGAACATATAGTTCAAGAGCCCCTTGGGCCACTCGTGCTCTTTGTTCTTCACCAACCAGTCGTTGTGCATCTGGATCAGCCCATTGACCGTGGTCCCCATGATGGGGTCGGTCTCTTGAACTGCCGGAACGAAGTCGCCGGTCGGCTGGGAGTTGTTGCGCCCAACCAAGGCCGTGTCCTTGATGTTCTTCCAGCCATGCTGCCCCGGAGTGGCCCTGTGGGACCTCCACGCGACATTCGGGCCGATCTGGAGCACGACTCGGTACGTCTTGTCGTGCGCGACAAACTCAATGGGCCGGAGGTCCTTCGACAACTTTGCCGGAGGAAGCTCGCGGACACCCGTGAGTGTCGCCGTCGCTGAACCGCTCATTTGTCTATCCCATCATGGACAAGAATCGCTTCAAATTAAGGCGAAATTGAGTCTATTTGCGATCACTGTCCTGTTTTCGTCTATTCCACAATTGACACAGATTACGAATTGACCAGCGTGTCGATGTACCCGAAGGACATCTCGTGCCGAGGACCGGCGTCGATGTACTGGGTGCCGCGCATCGTCGAGATGCGCTGAGCGAACTTACTCGCGTCGCTGTTGGTCACGACGAGATCGATGATCCCGGCCCGGCCGATGATCCACTCCGGGCCAACGCCGCCCAGGACGATCGTCAGTGTCGTTCCGCTGCTCTTGACGCGGTTGATCGGAATGTTGGTCGAACCGAAGACCGGCCAACCGTTCAGGCCCATGTCCACCTTGCCGCCACCAACAGTGTTGGCGGAGATGTTGAACATGAACCGTCCGTTGGTGTCGGTCCGGGTAATCAAACCGCCCCACAGGGTGTTGGTCATCGCATAGAAGAAGCCGCGATCGACCGGGGCATTCTGGTCGGCGATTGCCGCGAACAATCGTGCGGGGTCCTGGGGAGAGAACGTGTCTCCAGTGGCGCCAGTCACTCCGGCCACGACAAGGTTCGTGTTGGCGTAGTTGATCACGCCCGTGATGGCGTCGCCGCCCGAACCGTTGATCTGGTCACGGTCGGTCTTTTTGGCCATGTCGAGCGTGAATTCCATCCGTAACCAGGCTTCGACAGCAACCGACGTCGCAAACTTAATCAACTCTTCCGGGATGTCGACCAACCCTGAGTACGCCTTGGCCTGCAAGAGCAGGAAGGCAGTCTGCGGCGTGCTGGCCGTGACGGTCTGCCCCTCGGAGTAGGCTGCGATTGTGGTGGCCTGCGTCACGCGCGGGAACCGGATCGAGCCCTGGGGCGGCAGGTCGATTTCCTGGGCTCCGGCCCGAGCGAATACTTCACGCGGACGGAGCAGCTCGATCAGCTCGCCCTGACCCGGAAAGGCGACCAACGCACCACCCGAAGTCGAGATGCTGGCCGAGAGCGTCTTTTCGAGACGTTCGCTGCCGGATCGGCGTGCAATCCATGCCAACTCGGCCGGGTCGTACCCATCGGTCGAGCCATGCGACATGTCGCGGCACTCTTTGACAAGCTGCACCGGAATTCCGGGGAGCTTTGTCGACTTGTGGGTGCCAGGGTCAATGACCTCGAACTCCTGCGTCGGCATGTGATCGCAGGACAGCGGCATCGCGAACCCGTTGCTGTCCGGGATGGCCATACCTGACTCGCGGTACGCCTTGTGGAGCCGAGTGGAGAGGTCCAGTTCCGGCTTGGCGTATTCCTGCCAATCGGAGAAGTTGTTGACGCGCTTGCAGAGAGCGGTCGTCATGCGGGCCATCGAGAACGGCCGGCTGGTCATGATCGACTCGCCTGTGCGAATGCCAGGGGCACCGGTCATCCAGGGCGTCTGGACCTGTTCGGCCTTTTCGAGCCGCTGATTGATGGACTCGACTTTGGCGTCCAGCCCCTCCATGCTGTCGAGGGCCTTATTCAGCCGGGCCAATTGTGCGGTCCGGTCGGTCGCCGGGGCGGCAGGAGCGTCAACAACGGCGGTCGGATTCTGGTCGGACATCGCATAACCCCTTCTGGTGCTGAACCTACGGGCACTCGCCGCAGGCAACTTTGAGCCGTGTGTCTACATTTTCGACACGCTCGACGACACGGTTAAAAACCTTGGCTGCTCGTTCTAATGCGGCGTCGAGCAACTCGTCGTTCTGCTCGCTGTCCCGCTTCTCCAACTCGTTATCCAGGGTTTCGAGAACGCCGCGTTCGTCGTCGTCCTTGTCGCCTGGATAATCCGGCTCTGTGTTTCGCTTCTTCTTGCCGACAGCCGGGCCTTTACCACCCTCTTCCTCTGGCTCCAGGTCGCCTTCCAGCGACTCTCCGTCTAGAGGTTTGGGGCTGCCAGCAAACCCTTTGGCCATTGCTTTGTGCATCATGGCCATGTGTTTGTGGTACTGGGCCTGCATGTTGGCCATCGCTGTTTTGTGGGCCTTCTCCAAATCACCGAACAAATGCTCGGGATTGTCGAAGCCGCCACCAGCCACATCGTGTCGAACCTGCCCGGCCGGAGCGTTGGGAACTTCTCCCGGACGCCGCGTGTCGTGCGGGTTCTGCCTCGGCACATCCCGGGACGGGTCCACGTCCTTGTTGGTGTGCGTGGCATACAGCGAACGGTATCCAGAAGCCCCAGGAGGGATGTCGCGGTCGGGGTCAACGTCCTTGTTGATTCCGCCGGGAGCAGGCTTCTTGGGCTTCTTAAGGCCAGGATTGTCGGAGGTCTCTGGCTTGGCAGCAGGAGAAGCCCCAGGCGACAGATAATGCGGCATCTTGCCGTCCGGCCCCGGCTTCGTGTTTGCAGTTCCTGTCGGGGCATCCTCAGGGTGCTCGTCGGTGCCAACCGGGAGCTTATCGGCCCCAGGCTTGGCCCCCACGGGCATGTCTTCACCTTCCGCGCCGAGTTGCGGTGCGTTTCCTCCGGCACTGTGCGCATCGATCACATGGTCGGCAATTCCAGCCAGTGCCTCTTGGACTTCGGGCGGGAGATTCTGGAACCAGTTCGCATTGGACACCGGAGACGGGCCTGTGGCCGGGGCACCATCCCCATCGGTGCCAGGATCACTTGTCAGCCCTGAGCCTTGCTCGGCGACCGAAGGAATGTCACCGACTTCGAGTCCAGCCGCATCCGCAAGCGCAGTAACGTGTTGCAGTGCGTCTTCCGGTAGGTCGTCGATCATGTCCATCAGCGACATGACGTGAGCTTCGGGGGTCATCTCTGGGGACTGGGCGAGCGTTCCGGCCACGGGAGAATGACCCTGGGGCGGCTTGCCGCGAGGGATGTTCGCCTGGGGGACCGCCTTGTTGCGGTAGACCATCCGCTTGGACAGTGCGTCGAGGCTCTTACGAAGCTCTTGGCGGGCTGCCGAGCCCTCTTCGGTGTCTCGCTTCACGAGCACGAAGCGGGCCTCTGGGACGGCCGGCTTGTCGACGATCGAGATGTCATCGACAGTCACTCCGGACAGGCGGCGACGAAGTTTAACCGGCATTCCTGCCGTGACTCCGGGTGCCATGTTCGGGTTGGCCATGCTTGGTCCCTAAAACGAAAAAAGCCGCACTGGATAATTGGTAATCCAGAGCGGCTTTAACGCTACCGCAGCGAAGAAGAATTCAGATTTTAGCCGAGTTGATCCTTATCGATCGTTACTCGGACGTTGCCGGCCTTTCCGCCGTTGATCGGAACCCGCACAGCAACAGCTCCGCGATGTCCCATTTTCACAAATTCAACGATGGCTTCCGTGATTGCCTTGCGAGCCCTGGCTATCACCGCCTCGTTGTGCGAATCCACTTCATCATCGCGCAGGCAAGAAACCTGTTGGCTCACAAAATTCACCGCACGTCAAGAGTGTTGATTAAAAACTCAGGGAAGTCAATGGATTTCAGTCTCGAAGTTCAACCGGAGATTGTTCATACAACGATTCGAGCCTGTCGTTTGCCCGCTCGATAATGGCTGCGGCCTGTGGTGTCAGGTCCTCTGGATAGCAGTCGACATGCCACACCCCATAGTCCCAAAACTTGCCGCCGAAGCCCAGATTTCCCTCAAATCGGTACTCAGTGCAGTCCTCGGCGACATTCAGGCAGAATGACTCGCGATCGTGCTCCTGAGCATCGCACTCCTCGACCAGGACGTTGTAAATTTCGTTGGCCCAGGCTCTGGGAATGTTCATTTTTATTTGGTCGCGGTCGTCTGGAAGCGTTGGAATGTAAAGACTTGAGAGCGACTCCGAAATCATTTCGGACTACACAGCAGGACTGGCGAACCCATCTGCTCCGATCGAAAAACCACGGAATTTACCAGCCAGGATGGCTTGCCTGACCTCTGGATCATAGACCCTAAACGCAGCGAGCCACGTTCCTTCAGAGATAGGCACGCCGTTCACGACGTAATTTGGCGACCTGACGATATAACTCTCGACGAGCGGGCAGGATCGCTTGGAGAGCACAACTTTGTGCATGACGCCTGCGCGCTGACAGTCCTCGACGTAGGCGTGTGCGGCCAGTTCGATCTCACCCGCATCGATCATGTCACCCTGCTTATCAACACGGTCCGGAACGAGAATCGGGCCGAGAATGTACGTGTAGTCTGGCGTGCTGTCCACCTTAGTGAACTCTGACGTCATCTCGGCGTGTGCCGCAACCTGTCCCGAGCCAGATGCCGCAAGGGCCGGTGCTGCTTCAGGTGTTTCTGTTGCCACTTCGGTGTCCTCCGATTCTGAATCCGGTAGTTCGGCTGGCACCTGTGCCAAGCCAGGGTCGATAGTGATCTGCCCATCAGGCCCCACGCACACCCAGGTAGACCCGGTCCCCCAGTCGTTCGGCGCCGCCGTGCCGACGCTGATCCTGTCCGGGTGGATGCCGAGCGCCTGGGCGACGCCCTGTTTCCAAGGATAGTCAAACTGAGCAGCATCACGATCCGGCTTGAGTACCACGCGGGCAATTTGCTGGGCACGATCGTAAAATAACTGTCCCTGGTTGCTCGGTCCGCAGATGACATTGATGCTCGCCAAAAGAGTGCGGGCTACGTCTTCGGAGTGAGACTTTCGCAGGATCGCTTTGTGGAGCTTGCGACGCACCTTGCGTTTCTGTCGATTGGCTTTGCGAATCTGATCCTGCATTGTTTACTCCAGCACCGAGGTCACTGTACACCGACAGTTCACCCGATTCTCAGGTGACAAGCCGGGGTCACCCGGAAATCTAGCTCGCTCACCATTACTGAGAATGAACAGGCGACCTTCTCCGACTTGGGTGCCGTCCTCGTCGAGCACCACCCAATGGCCACCACGCTGCACGATCATTTGGCCAGCGACTTCTAGGTGCATCTCGCGAGTGTTTCTATCTCGGATTGCCACCCACTGACGGCCTTGAACTATGTTGCGAGCGATGAGGTCCTCCTGAACGCTCCACTGCCCTCCCGCAAGCGCTGCTGTGATTTCCGTTCTCGCAATTCTCTCGGCTCGCACCTCGTTGAATAGGTTCTCCGAGTCCTCTGAGATATAGGTGGCAGTGTCCTCTGGCGTCCAGCCTTCCTCGATCGCACGCAACAGGATGTCACGCAGTCTCTGTCGCGTCGTGCCTGTTACGTTTGACCGCCAATACTGAGCGTTAAAGTCCTGGGCGAGCGTGTGCCTAATGCGCTTCACCATAGACGGGGGTATCTCCATAAACCCCTTGATCCGTCGCGATGATTTCGGCTCAGCAACCTCAGCTTTCTCAAATCTGCTGACGTGTCTCAGTTCAAGCTGAGCGCCAATGATTGCCGCATCGAACATCGGTTCCACAGCGGCGTCGAGCAGCAGCGCCTCTGATCGGCCCGGAGGTAACAGCACCCAAGCACTGTCAGGATTCACGGCCTTGGTGAGTCTCACGGTGCCGTTATCACCAGCAGGGACTAGCGATTTTGTGATACCGGAGAACGTCTCATACCGACTAATCACTTCGGACTTCTGCGTCTCCAGCGCTCCCAGTAGTGCCTCAGTGAATGGAGCCACCTGGGACTCGTGGGCGGCCTCCCACTCTCGCACCAACCGGTCCACCTGCTCTGACTTGAACAGCCGGCTCCGCTTCTTGGGCTCGAACATGGGATGTCTAGGCTTGTTTGGATCGCGAGCGTATCGAGGTGGAGACTCGACTGGAACTTCTTCTTGATCTCCGCCGTAGCCAAGATCACCCCCCTTCGTCGAGCTAACGTCCCGCTCGCCAAATGCGATCAGGTCGTCTAGCGACTGGCGCTCAGGACCGAGGCGAACCTTCTCCTGCCGTCCAAACAGTGGCGGCTTGCCGTTGCTGGGCGCGTGGCCGTTTCCATTGGCCGAGCCGTTCTGGCCATCCTGCCCTGGGGCCTTGCCGCCGAACGTAGTTGGCTTGGATGGCGGGGTATGGTTCTGTGACGCACCATCCGGGCTCGGCTGTCCCTCTCCCGGTTTGGCAGCAGCCACGATCCCGGGTTGCGGTTCGCCTTCGTCGTTGCCCCACTCGGCCATCTCGGAGCTTTTGGGGACGATCGGGCGCTTGCCACCACGGCGGAACGGTTTCTTCTGGAACAGTAACTCGCGAACCTCGTTCTGATCGAGGGCTGCCCCTTTGATGCCCAGGTCGACCGCTTTGTGGATCAGTTCGATGTCGCTTGGGACCACTGGAGAGAAGTATGCGAAGCAGTCGCCCGCAGGTTCAAATTCGCGCACAAGGCTGCGGGTAATGTGGGCTGCGTTGTGCTTCAGGCGGGGGTTGATTGTGTTTTCTGCCCATGCCTGAATAGCTGATTCCATATTGCTCCGGTTCGCATCGGCCACAAGGCCCACGACAGCTTTTGGCACTCCAAAAGTTGCTAATGTCATGGTTAACGTCGTATCGAGTGAGGCGCGAAAATCCATTTCTTTCACGCTTGACTGTTGCATCATCGGCTTCAAACCAGAGTGTGTAATCATCGGCCGCCCGCTATGTTCGACGAGCGTGTGCTGATTGATGATCTGGTTGTAAACCTGCTTCACCTGTGGCTCTGTCAGTGTCTTATCAGTGCTGAAAATCTGCCCAGGTGGTGCATAGTTCTGGAACTGATTCCGCAGCCGATCGTAGATCGTCATCTCGATGTCGGTCGTGTTGCCGCAGTGCCACAACGTCGGCGAGCCGTAGAACCTGCCGTTGCCGTACCAATCCAGGTTCGGCTCCATGAACTCGACGATCTCACTGGCAGGCAGGATTACCGGACGCTCAGTGTGCCACAGATTCCTGATCTCGTATGCCTCGACATACTGCGTTCGGCTGGGAATCACCCGCACGAACTGCGAGGGCATTGGCCACACTTCTTTGGTGGTGCCGAACAAATTACGGCCCTTCCACCAATAGGCGTTGCCCGTGAGCATCTTCCAGCCCTCGGTGTAGAACCACAGGTCCCACTCCGTGAACCTGGGATTCACGTTGAAGAAGAGCTGGCACAGTGGGTGATTGGAGGGCAATGGCTCGACGACCGTACCCGACTTCTTCGGGATGCGGCGGAGCATCTTGATCTCTTGCATCGCCATCTTGCGGGCAATGGCCCCGGAGGCGATGAACACCGAGTTGCGGTTGGCTCGCAGGAATGCGTTGCGGTCGATCAGCCACTCGGCGCGGGTGTGCCGGTGGACAGGGCCGACCATGATCTCGGCGAAGTCGGCTGTGGATTTTTCCACGCGGACAGGGCGAGCGTTCCGGCCGCTGAGGGTTTCGGCGCGGCTGAATGCATGATCTAGTGTGGCGCTAAGCGTCGTCATTAAGCGACATTCAGGTTAGGGCCACCCTGGGACGGCATCTGGATCGACGTAGGGCCGCTCTTGGGGGCACTGAGCAAGGCGATCTCAGCTTCCAGACGTTCCCGGTCACGGGCTAGGGCTAGTGAAAGCTGATCGACGGTGAGGCCCTGTACCTTGAGCTTCATGTTGGCCACTTCCAGGTCAACAGACAGCTCTTTGATCCGAGCGGCATCACCCTCGGCCTTCTCGTCGAGAATGCTGATCCTGTCCTCGTAGCGCTGCTTGATCCGCTCGAATTCTTGGCGTTCGCGGCGTCGGCGCACGAAGCGGGCCAGACGATATAAGACCTTGAGCATCAGGACATTGTGATTGACGGGGCCTGATGCGTCAACGCGAAGGGGCCGGATACTGGTGATCGTCGGATTGAACCAGCTTCACTTCAAGCTGCTCGACCTGTTCGGTGAGCTTCTTTTCGTCGTGGGCCAGCATGTTGATGTCGGCTTCATGGCCCTCGATCTCGGTGCGGCATTTGCGCAGCTTGCGGCGAGCCTCGATCAGTTTGGTGCGAATCTCATCTGACGAGTGTTTGGTGCCAATCTCGCTCACTTTACAGCGCTCCGCTTCCTGCGTTTGCGGACCACTGGCACTATCGGGTCCTGGTTTCTTGCTGGGAACATGGCCCCCTTTGCGATCCGCTCTTCGATCGACTTGCACGTCTCTTTCGAGATGTCGATCGTCGTACAGTTTCGGCCCAGCGCGTTGGCCACAACGATCGTTGTGCCAGAGCCACCAAACGGATCAAGAACGCGATCGCCTGGATTCGTATAGGCCAATATCAACCGGCGAAGATAGTTCTCTGGGAGCTGGTTCGGGTGCCCCTTGCGCCGCTCTTGGTTGTTGCCTTGGACACGTCCCCAGAATTCACCATCACTAGGTACTCCCCAGACTGTCCCAGGAAGCCGCATGCCGCCATTATCGTAGTCATCGATACGGCGGTCTCCGTAGATGGATGCCCGGTCGCTCGGGACGAGGACTGCTTCTGGATTCCAAGTGAAATCCTTGCTCTTTGCGAAGACAAGGCAGTGGGCATGGCCGTTGATCCAATTGCTGCGTCCGCATTGTCCGAAGCGGTAGTGCCAGAGAATCCAGGCGATTCGCTTCATGCTAAAGGTCACAGCATTCTGGACGTACTTGACGGCCAGCTCGTCGTTGCCGTGCAGGCACAGCACTCCGTCGTCAGATAGCGCGTCCCAGCAGGCGTAAATCCATTGCGCAGTAAAAGTATCGAAATCCGGGCGAGAATCCTTGTAGCCGATGTACGGGTGCCCGATGTTGAATGGCGGATCGGCGAAGATGAAATCGAACTTCCCAAGCGACGGGATTAGGTCGATGCAACTTCCGCAGAGGACTGTCGCTTGCATTGGCTCCTACTTCTTCGCGGATCGTTTGCGAGGCCCAGCCATCCGGTCCATCGCCTTGTCAAAATCCCGCACAGCCATCTCGATGATGGCCGTCCTCGTCAGGCCCTTGTCTATCGCCCGGCGGTTCAGGATTTCCAGGCAGCCGGCCGAGAGTCTGTAGGTCGCGTGTTTTTTGCCCGACTCGCCGTTAGCGACAGCAGATTTCATCGATCACCCTTGATGGTTCTATTTGCGTGCATCTACAGTGAGTCCTGTTGATAAGAGGCAAAGGGAGCTGAAGTTACGCTTCATTTGTGGTGCTACCTCGGCCCATTGCAGGCAGACGGACAAGTCACGTCCACCGCAAGCCGGGGCTGAGTGCTGGCAAGTGTCGTCGTAAACCAGCTCCCCGTTGCCTCTGTTAGATAGTCATTGTGGCACATTGTGAGCACAAATGCAAGACCCACTTGAGGAACTTAGGCACCTTAGCGAAGAAGAGCAGGCTCAACTAGCCGAATATGCTTGTGCAATTCAGGAGGCCCAGGGCGGGGACCCACGCAATTACGTGATGCTGCAATGGCCCGATCTGATTCTGGACACGTTCCAGTGGGACATGCTGCTGAGTCTGTTTGATCCAGCAATTCGCTCAACGTGGGTTAAGGGGAACACGGGATGTGGCAAGGGGGCCGCATCGGCCATCGGCATCTGCGCGTACTACGACGTGTTCGAGGACGCAAAGATCGTCATTACGAGCAGTTCGGTTGAGCATGCGCTTCGCGTCATGTTCGCCGAAGTGGCAAAGTTCTACAAAATGGCCAAGTACCGACCCCCGGGAATAGTGCTCGCTGAATCTGTGCGGGATCACGAACAGCACAGAATTGATGTGGTGAATCCTGAGAAGGACGAAGGTTTTTCCGGAGCACACGGAGAGCATCTCCTGATCGTGATCGACGAAGCAACGAGCTTCATCGACTCACGGTTTGCCCTGGCAATGACGCAAGCCAAAAAGTTGCTGGCAATTGGGAATCCGCGAACGCTGGCTGGCGTCTATCGCATGGCCTTCGGTCGCATCGATCCCAACCGCACACATACAGCAATGGGGCAACATGGACCACAGCGACTCATCAGCATTCCTGGATCAATTTGCATGAATGTTCGGGAGAAGCGATTGGCCTCTCCTGTTGGGCCTCCCGGCGGTATGGAGATCAGGGGCCGTAAGTTCGAGTACGGCGAGAGAATCCCAAGCGATTTCTATCAGGACGTGAAACCGATCATTCCAGGGCAAACGGCCTACGACGAATATCTCGCACTGCTAAATGATCCTGACCCGTTCGTCGTGAAGGTGTTTTGTAAAGCGGAGTTTCCGGACGAAGATCCATATACCCAGTTAATCTTGGCGTCGTGGCTCGATCGGCACTGCAAGTATTGGGGCGAATCGGTTAAAGCGTATCGTGACGGAACTGGAGATATCGATGACCTTCTTCCGGTCACGGTTTTTGGATTGGACCCTGCCAGTACGCTGACCGGAGATGCCACGGTTTTGGCAGCCGGAGGGCCGAAAGGAATTCGCTGCATATACACGCGAAAATTCGCAAAAACGTCACAGGTGGCCGCCTGGGCAATCGAGCAAATAGAAAGGGACTTTGGAATCAGCCTTGAGTCCGGCTGCTTTCCAATTTCGATCGACTGTGATGGTCTCGGTCGTGGGGTGGTCGATTACATGACGGACAAGGGAGTCGCCGTTATCCCCATCATGGGCAACAGCACACCGCTCTACGACATCAAAAAGTACGGGAATAGGCGTACTGAGATTTACTCAGAGCTTGCTAAGCGACTTAGCCCTGATGACCTTTTCGCCGATCGGCCATACGCCATCCCTGAAGACGGACTGCTCAAGGAAGAGCTGTGCGTGGCTGAGAAAGAATTCATCGGCAACGATGGGCTGCGTTATAGGCTGACACCGAAGGATAATCGCGGAAACAAGAACATCAGAGGCATCAAACAGCGCATCGGACGATCGCCAGACCGCTCAGACGCAGTCGCCCTGTGCCACGCAGCACTGATGGAATGGGAAGAGTCGCAAGGGATTTGCCATCAATTAGACCCCTCCGCATTTGAGCCTGATATGTCCTGGTCGGACGAAGAGTCCAAGAGGCCCCAGATCGTCGAAGATTGGTGGAAACCTACCACTGACAAGAACAAGCCAATCAAGTAAAATGCGGGCAGAAAGGCGGCCGCTATTCCGCCTCCTGCCCTGTCCACAACATGCTTTAAGGGAGCACGTCATGTCTGGAAATCAGTCTACAGGTCGCGCCCGAAGAGAACCACTCGTAAAAGTTGGCGACCGATATGAACGGCTCGTTGTGACGTCCGTATCGCACATGAAAACGAGTAGCGGGTGGAGATGGTTTGCATCAAGCATTTGTGATTGCGGGAATGCAAATACATCACGCGACGATTCTTTAGTTAGTGGTAAGGTCCGTAGTTGCGGATGCCTACAGCGAGAATCTGCCGGAGCGATAAATCGCAGCCACATGCTCTCGAACAGCCCGACATATTCAACTTGGGCCAACATGCTAACGCGATGCACAAACCCCAAGTTTGAAGACTGGGACCGATACGGCGGACGGGGAATTAGGGTGTGTCAGGCTTGGTTTTCATTCGAGGCATTCTTGGCAGACATGGGCGAGCGCCCGTCTCCGTCCCACAGCCTCGATCGCTATCCCGATCAGAACGGCAACTACGAACCGGGAAACTGCCGCTGGGCTACTGGAAAAGAACAATGCCGAAATCGGCGTGACAACAATCTCATCACCTTTAACGGAGAAACGAAAACTGCCGCAGAATGGTCCGAAATCACCGGAATCACGCCATCTACACTAAGGGCACGAACCAGGGCCGGATGGCCTGCCGATAAGTGCCTCACGACTCCAGTCCAGAGTGCGGGATCACGGAGCAGCGGAAAAGGGACCCCGCTATCTGTCTCCGAAATGATTTCGCAACAGCACCCAACTCAAGCACCGGCAACAAATTAAAGGCACCGCGACCAATGGCCACCGATCAATCCGACCCACTCGGAGAAGTTGCCTACACGGCAGAGATGCTCGTCCCAGACTCTGATCAGCCGTGCGACTGTGACGTCCCAGGGCAGGCCCCGTGTATGCCACCGCCTCCGGAAGAGTCGCACGTCTACCGCCGTCCGACTGGAATGCGACTGAGGGAGCTTGTGGCCCTGTTGCATTCCCACTTCGACAATGAGCAAGGCGAGATCGATAGCGACCGGATCGTTCAAGTCTTTGCCGTAGAGCGCGGCATGAATCCGCTCCGGAGACTGGAGATTATGGACGGCGTTCTGATTCTGTCGCCGGATTGCTGAGCGCGCAGGCCGACTGCACACTCCTACCTGGGAATCACTTTATTGATGTCGTCCGAAGTCGGAGCTTTGCTCATGATGGCGGACATCAACTCCCAGGCCACGCTCCGCTCTATGCAGGCATGCTTCAGATCGCCGCTCTTGTCATGCTTAGTGGCGTTGGACACGGCCTGGGCGAACTTTTTCACCAGCTTCACGAGCGCTTCATCATCCATGACGATTGGATCGGCCTTGCGTGCTCTCGTCACAGCTCTTTCTCCCGACGTTTATCGGCAAGCAGCATCTCGATCCTGCGCCTGCGGCCGATGATGAGCCCCAGGGCCAGCAGTCCGTATTCCTTGTCGGTGGCCCCGTCTGGGGTCCAGCCTTCCGTGTTGAAAATCTCTGTGTCACGCACGAAATCCTCAAGCTCTGCCCTGAGCCGCGCGTTCTCGGTGGCGAGTTCATGTTCAATGGTCATGGCTGAACCGCCTTCGGCAGTTGATGATCTGCGAGAATTTTTCCGTGGCTGATGATGCGGTCGATCATCCAGTCGTAGCCGTGGAAGCCCTCTGACTTTTCCATGAGCGCTCGCGCCTCATCGGCATCAACAGATTTAACGCTGACGCGTGCGTACCAACCGTCACCGAAGTCGTAGTCATAGCTCGGTTTCTCCAGGATGCGGTCAGCGTCTCCCGGGGCCAAGGTTCGCACTTCCGCCCACAAGCGACCACCTCCGGACCACTTGCCGTCCCAGGCGTTATTTCCAGGCATCGTCAGGATGAATGCGATTTTCGTGCTCATTTGCTATTCCAGCTCCCTCAGCGCAAAGGCCCGTGGCGGCTTGGCCAGGGCCAGCTTCTCAACACTCTTGTCGGTCAAATGGTACTTATTTTTGTTTCGCTCTTTGCCCTTGATCGACATCCGTTTCAGGCCCCCATCCCGCACCAAGTTCTGAAGCCGACAGTACCAGTGGGAGCAGTTTTCGTTGCCCCGCGTGGTCGGCTCCATGCTCGGGGCGATCTTCAGGATGGTGTCCCTGATCTTGTGCCACGTCATCCACTTGTCGGAGTTTTCGGGCTGCATCATGGCTGTTAGGATCAGCCAGCGCATTGAGCCCCCTAACTTCTCTGGCCAGTTGGTTGAGTGGCGGATTCGTTTTGAGCGGGACACTTCCATTGCGTTTCTCCCTGACGTGACGTAAAGTAGCACATTGTAAGCACGCTGGCAAGTGACGTGGAGCAGTGATGCGACAGCCGATGCTTCCATTCGCGGAGATTAAACGTGACGCCGAGATCGAGGCTCAGCAGTCTAGGCGACATACCATCCACGCCCTGCTATTGGTTTGCTCGTTCGTTGCGTTTTTGTTCGTGATGTTTCATGTCGAAGTTCCGATTTATTGCAACTATTGCCATCAGAAAGTGGGTGGCCGTTGCGTAGCCGCGTGGCTGGTTACTCGGGCTGAATGCCGCTCCGACAACACCTGCCACTGGAAATGCTTCTGGGACCGAAACCCGCCCCCACCCGATCCGAGACCACATTGACAGCACTTCCGTCACCACCGATCACGATCAAGCGCCGCATCAACCGGCACCGGCTGAGCACGTCGCCCTACCTCGCATCCACTCTGGCCAATACCCCAGAGCACGCCTTCCTGCTCCCAAAGGTGGCCCTCAAGAACAAGGTGATGGCCGGTGACTCGATCTGGGTCGCCGAAGACTGCTGCGTGAAAACCACCCCAGCCGGCATCCCTGGCACTTTCGATGCAGCCTTAACGTACCTGGATTGCCAGCAGCAAATGGTCCGTGGCGTCTCACAGAGCGACGTGCGGGGCTTCCCTTTGGGTTACGAGTTCGCTATCCCATCCCACAGGATGCGCGAGTGGATGCACCGCACCGAGTTGCTCGTGATGAAGTTCCAGGTTTACAGGATACAGCAAATCCCCGATGAGCACCCAGCCGTGATGGGGGCGATTCCGTACATCAAGGACGAGCTAAACATCACGGCGATCGACGGCCACGACAGGCGCAAACACAACATCAAAGACTGTGGCAAGATCACGATGCGGCAATGGATGCTCAGGGCGTTTTGGGACTCCGAGTATCCGCAACTTGAGTTGAAGTGGGGCAAGAATCCTTTGGTGGTGGCACTGCTCGTGAGCACGACGCTTAACAAGTGCCAACAACAGCAACGCAGGCTTAGATCGGCGATAGTTGGATGAGTATCGAGAATAAGATCGACGACTTGAATTACGAACGGTCGTGCGAAGAGGCTTACGAGAAGCTGGAATCCATCGCGCGCCGCGCAGTGAAGTTGTTGCGTGACTTCGGCGACGGTGACGCCGACAACCTTGGAGAAAATCTTCACAACATGAAATCCTGGGCCAGAGAGGTAGACCGCTTCTTGGAAGGTGATGATATTTAATGAGCGACCCACAAAAGCAGATTGAGTTTGAAATCCCTCCACCGGGCTCGATCAGCAGCGCCGATCTGCACAGCCTGATCGAACAGAAGCTGGAGAGCACGGCTCCGGCAGGCAAGAAGGACCTAGTGTCGATGCACATCGAAACCCAAGCCAAGTTCGTTTGCAAGGTGATCTATGCCGAACGAAAATGACGACGATCCTCGCTGGGAAGAGTCCGATTTAGACCTCAGCAGCTTGACCGAACAGCAACCGATCACGCTGAGCGACGAGCCGATCGGCGACGCTCACTGTCCGCACTGCTTGTCACGACAGGAGAAACTGCCGGGGCTGTGGCTCGAAGATCAGTCGACGGCGTTCGGGTACGTGTGCGAGAATTGTGGGAAGATCATGCGCGTCGAAGTTTTTTTCACGCCTACATTTCGCATATCAAAGAACGAGTAAATGGGCCGCCGCCCAGTTGACACAGAATCGCATCGCAAGATCACATGCCCAAGCTGCTGCCGAGAGCATTGGGTCGTAAAAGACATCAAGCAAACTCGCGCGAACATGCTCTGCGAGCGATGCTCTCCGCCCAAGTGCTGCCCCAAGTGCGGCCAACGCTTCAAGAAGGCCCATCAATGCAAACGGGCCGATCGCGATGTGCTCTATGCCGAGACGCACCTCCGGCCACTTAGCCCGCTCAAAAGCATCGGGCCAAAGGACGTTCACCGATTCTGCTCGATCGAATGCAATTTCGACTCGAATCACCTGCACGTGGGCGACATCACGAACAAAAGGGCTATAGTCGCACACTGCAATAGACGGATGATGGCAACCAGAGTCGTGAAGTATGTCCCGCTGTCAGTCTGGGGTGTCCTGGAAGCTGGCGACAAGCTGGGGCGAACCTACCACGGACGTTGGTGTCGAAGGTGCTATGCACTCGTGCTGAGACTGCTTGGCGACCAGACTGATTTCCGGGTTTCGATCCACGAAAAGCCTTGACGGGTTGAGTGGCACAACATACATATCGGCCACGGGACGTTTAATTCTCACGAACGAATCACGGAGGTGTCAATTGTTGGTTTTATCGCGCAAAAAGGACGAAAAAATCATCATCGGTGACAACATCACTGTGATGGTGGTCGCGATTGTCGGTGAAAAAGTGAGGCTCGGGGTCCAAGCCCCCAAGGAAATTACGGTTCACAGGCAAGAGGTCTACGACGCCATCAAGCGGGAACAGTCAGGATTGTGCCTGCCAGAGATCAAGCCTTGGCGCGCAACCGACGCTTTGCCTGAATCGCAGCAATCTGCTGCTCCCTGATCTCTCTGGGCTCCGAAAACGTCAAGCAGTGGGCCGTGAGTAGCTCGTTTATGGGCGGCTCGCGGCCCACGTCGAATACCAGCCCGGCGATCTCGGCAGCTTGGTCAAGAGCGACTTCCGGTGCCCCGATCCAGATGTTGGCCAGAGGAAACTGCATCTCCTCGGACCCCAGGGAGGCCCAGTAGGCCCCGTCGTGCTCCAGGACGTTAATGCAGTACCAGAGCAGCCCCTGGGCGTCACCTGTGGCCAGCAGGAGCGTCAGGCGGCCATTCTTGGAGGCTTGGGCCAGGATCGCGTCGATCTCTGGAAAGCTGGCCTGCCGGACCAGCTCATCGAACTCTGTGACGCGCTTCAGGCCGATCTGGAGGTATCTCCAGGGCTTACCGCTGCGCATTAGCAGTGAGTTCCGTCTGTGTCGTGTACGGAATCGCCTCAATCCTAACTTCGACTCTGGCCGGCTCTCCCCACGATTTTCCTAGGGTCTCAGCAAAGATTTGGGAATCGTCTCGCCAGATAACCCCAGTCAATGCGTCTTCAACCCCCCGCGCCAATTTGAGAACATCGGGACGTTGAACATGGAAAAGAGGAGCCGATCCGCGATAGTCGCCATTGCTCTTTAGGTGCGATTTTGGACGCGGTAAGTAGAATTCCAGATACAGTCGTACTGGCCCATCAATCAGACTCTCACACGTAAACGCCTCACGCGCAGCCGACGCGACAGCATTCTTCCAGTCCCGTGAGTTGGGATTCGCATCCGACACGGCGACGCCGATCTTCCCATCACGTTTCTTGAATGGGAACGCTCGCTTGCTACCTGCTGGCTGCGGCTTGCCATACACGACGAATTGGATCACGTTTCAGGTGCTCCAAAAGAAAAGGGGCCGGTGCCAACCACGCAGCACCGGCCCCGAATCCCAAAACCACTTGCATCAAGGCCCTAGTCTACTCCCAAAACCACTTGCATCAAGGCCCTAGTCTACCTGGGCATACAATTCGCAATCAAGCTCGATCCCCTCGAATGCGCGTCGCACGGTCTGTTGCGTGCCGGGCGGCAAGATTGGCAGGAGCCGTCTGAGACAGTCTGCCAGCACGATCGCCATTCCGGCCGCAATCTTGACCGGATCGTTGTTCTCATTGTGCATCGACGCGATGCCGCCCCGCTCAAACAGCATCGAGGACCGCAGCATCTGATGCTGAATCTCTTCGTTGATCGAGCAGCCTTCGGGGTGGCCCTCGACATCGTACAGCAGCAGTGCCGTGGCGGCTGTGGATTCACGGGTCGCTTCGATCACGGCCCGACTGATTCTGTTGAATTCAACCGGCTTATCTTTTGGTCCTGGAAGCATGGTGGCGTCAGCTCCACTTTGGTTGCAATGTGGGCACTGCCAATAGGTGCTGACATGAACACGACCATCCGGCATCTCTTGCCGCGAAGCGCGCACTGCGATCAGGCAGCCGCAGCCTTCGCACAGCTTTGTTCGCTCCGGATGGTCCATGCTTCAATGGTAGCACGTTGTCAGCACTGGTCAAGAGTTTGGCAGGGTATGGTAACCGGACTGCTCAGCAAGTTCGCCTTGGCTCATAGCCGGCATTCCAACGAATAGCTCGCGAATCTTGTATGCTTCGGAGTCGGGCACTGGAGTCAACTCGAACCTCCGAACGATCGTGTTTCCTTCTCGCCTGTCCGGTGCCTGACAAGTGGCCCTGAGCGAAATTCTGACTGGCCGACGCTCTGCTATGTCGAGCGGGTCGATCACATCCTGGATGCCGTGGTCAATCTGCGGCACAGAGAGTCCGGTTAGCTCGCGGTGTTCTTTGTTGTGCGAGATCGCCAGAACTCCGGCCGTGGCCCAAGAGCCCTTGTGGGCCAGCAGTGGGCGACACATCGGGCCAACGTCTCGCCAGTGGGCCTCCATCGATCGCCGAAAACCGGGCAGCGTGCGATCGAGCGTGTCGGTCATGTCCGTAACGAAAACCATCGGGACCGCTTCGGATTTTCCGATGTTGTCGATTCTGACGTAACAAATCTCGAACTGGTCGTCGTACAGCAGCGGACTTAGCGCGATCGCTGGGCTCGGACTACGAGTCAGCAACAGGCGCAACCCTCGCGTCATGGCGATCAGGATGGCGAAGAATGCCAAGAGGATCACGAGCATGCCAGAGAAGTGAATCAGGTCCATAAAGCACATTTCCTTTGTGCTGACATCGTAACCACGCCATCAGCCGGCGTCAACTACGGAGTATCGAAAAACGCACGCTTCACTGGACGCTGGGCCTTGGCCTTCTTGGCTTTCTTCTTCTTCGGTTTAGACGCCTTGGGTTGACCTGGAAAACCGACCAGTGGGCCTGTACTTGAAAGCATTTCTGGGACTCCGTTTGGATATTGTGGCTGGCCAAAATCTGAAGCTGTTCCGAATAGCTGGCTGTAGGTCACTCGCGCGCCCAAGCTCGTGACCGCAAGTGCGTATCCAGGCAGTAACGGATTGCTCACGTAGCGTGGCTTACGGCTCATCAAAGAATGCCCTGTGTTTCTTGGGCTTGGGCTTCTTGTCGGCCAGTTCTCTCGGCATGGACGACACGGTTGAGGCTGGCTTCCAATTCGATCCTGGGCTAGTGCGCTGCACGGTCAGGTAGACGCTAAGAAGATCGCCTGATCGAATCGACATTTCGACGTTCATTCGAGACAGCATGAAGTCGCCGACCTTGTCGCCTCCCTGCTGGATGCTAACCGTGCGTCCAAACGCAGAATTAAGTTCGTGGGCACCGGCGGCCGTGCATTTTCCTTCAAGATCAATGGTTTGATCTGGATTCGTCGCTCCGCCCCTAAAAGTGACGCTGTCAATCTCCACCCAGATGCCGTCGATCGTTATCAATTGGCTCGGATGCGGCTGGCTCACGACTCAACTCTCAGCGTCAGGTCAGGGAAGCCCTGGATGCTCAGGGTGACCATGTCGGCGGTCACAGACACCTTCTCCACTTCGCGCGTGATTAAATGCAAGATCGTGAGCATGGGGCGGCTGCCGTTGAATGCCAGCACGATCTGATCTCCGTTCATCTGAACGCTCATATCGAGCTGGCCCTGGCACTGGAGCGAGGCATACTTCATGTCCACGCCACCCGGACTGAACAGGGCCTCCAGGAACTTGGTGGCCTTCCGGATCGTGTCCTGTATCTGGCTAAGCGGCGGGAGCCCCGGCAGTTGCATATTTTGGCTTGCGAGGACTGACCTTAGTGCGTCGTTTTCGTCGGACATTTTTGGGCTTCTTTCTGGGTGGCGGCTTGTGGGTCTGGAACGGCTTGCAATCGTATCTTTTGGGGAGCCCGGCCATCACCCGCAATTCGTTCAGGGCATTCCGCTCAAGCTGCCTGACGCGCTCTCGCGAGATTCTGTACTTGATGCCAATCTCTTTGAGTGTCTGCCCGCTGGCCCTGGCCGTCAGCACGGATCGGAGCCTCGCATTGAGCCGGTCCATCATGCCGTTCAATCGCTCGATCGCATCGTGCAAGTGGGCCGATTTTTCGACTGAACTGCCATCGTGCAGGAAGTCCCCCAGCTCATCGAGATCGTGCTCGGAAATCGTTGGCAGTGGCTCGTCATCGATCCAGCCCTTGCGGAGCCTAGCGTCTGGGATATGGATCGTGGACTGAGTTTGATCGACCTCGCGCTGCACCGATTGTCTAATCCACCATGAGGCATATGTGCTGAGTCTAAGTCCTCGGTCCAACTCGAACTTTTCAATGGACCGCAGGAATCCCATGCAGCCGGCCTGATAAAGATCGTCATCTGCAACTCCGGGTCGGCCGTACTTGCGCACGTAGGACCAGATCAGCGCCTTCCACTGCTCAAGTAGCAATCCGAACGCGATACCCTGAACTCGTTTGGCCTGCTTTTTCTTATAATTGGCCCTAAGCCCAGCCTGGAATTTTCTGATCAGGAACCGCTCTAGCTCAACTATCGCACTCTTCGCTTTGGGCCTTGCGGTCCATCGCTTCTGCTTTTTGGGAGGCTTCTTATTGGGCATTCGTCGATTGTACCGCTGGTGGGCATTTTGGGATTATCTCAAAGTCGACCTGATATCCCTCGTAGCCCCACTTTATAAGCTGCGTCAGTTTGCCGGTGGTCCTAGTGGTCACGAATAGCACGATTCGCTTGCCGTGACCATCTTCAATTGGATGGGCTGCCGTGAACCAATTGCACCGGCTCATATCGGCGGTCAGTGCGATCGTTGCCTCTTGGATTGTGAGGCCGCGACACTTCATGGCGTCTCAAAGAACGCCCGCTTGGCCGGGGCCTCTGGGTTGTGTGTGACACGCTCTCGCGGCACCGGATCAGGCAGGCTCTCGTTGAGGTTCCGGCCGGATAACTCTTGGATCATCTCAGTGCTCACGTAGAACACAAACTTGACGACCCACTCGTGGCCGCTCAGGGGCCAATACTCTGCCGTTTTCACGGTAAGACGCAGGTGCTTATGGCCTGGATTCGGGATTGTGAGGACCGACACTTTCCCCTGGCGGAACAAAACCTCTTCGGTCCAGAGATCGTGCGTGCGGCCAACCACGACAAAGCTGTGCCCTACTACGTCGCAGGCTGTGACATCGAACTCCATTCGGCCGATCTTGGCTTTCATGGCTCGTCGAAAAACGCGCGTCGCGCGGGCTTGGGAACCGTCTTGGTTGGCTTCGGTATCTGCACGGCTTTTGGCTTACTCTTTTCCGGCCTGCTGAACATGCTGGCAAACTCGGCAGGCAGCGGGTAGCCGCCATAGTTAGTCGTGGGAGGTGGCGGCTGTGCCGGGGCCTCAGCCGGAACCAGCAATCCTGAATCAATGCAGGCGTCGATGTGTTCGTTGCTGTCGAGCCTCACTGATTCTTTGTCGTATCCGTCGTAGAGCCTGTAGTGCTTGGTGCCGAGCGTGCTCACGACGCGAACCGTATCGTTCTTGCGGAGCAACAGCGGATAGCCGGATATATCTTTTGGCGGCCTGGGACTGGCCATGCTAGGCGGAAATCCGAAGTTGTAAAGCGATTTCGATTCAGCGGTCGCCATATCCAATCCCATGAATACATCGCTCGGAACACTTAACGATCTGAGAATCTGCTCCCGCGTCACTTTAGCAAACTCGCCAAACGCAGCTTCGGCCGAAGAGATGCCGCGCATTATTTGGTCGTAGTCTTTGTCCAATTCAACCTCAAAAGAAACAGAACCGGCCCCACGGTCCGGCAGCTTAGTCCGGTTGTTCGGCTGCTCGGAATCGCGGGATTGGGTCATGAAGCCTGTTCCGACTTACCGGCCTCGGCGCTCAGGCGTAGGGCATTTACTGGGGCGTCCCCAGAAACAAACATCGGCACAGCATCGCCTTGTTGTTTACGCATAGAAAATGGCTCCGGCAGGACTCGAACCTGCACCCTTCCAACGAAGGGCCTCATCGCCATCAGGTGGCGTCCAGTATGTTTGCCTCTTTCACCACGGAGCCTCCATGACCGCCACGCCCGGAGATGGGACTCACTCTTCACCCGGTTAGGCGGTCGTGCATTCATTTAACAAAAGCCGCATACCGGAATTGAACCGGCATTGCCGAGACCATACAGGTATCCCGGTCGGACGTCCCATAAAAGTGGAACGTGCGGGAGTCGAACCCGCCTCGCGAACCTGCTGCGGCCAAAAGCACGCAGTCCATACTCCGATCACTCAGCCGAGGCTAGATGGATCGTGAACCGCTATGCGTCTGCGATTGTATTCACAACGCCAGCACAAGATCAAGCCGGTTTTTGGTTCCTGACGAACTCGTCGAGATATTTTGTACCGTAGTGCTCAATCTCGAAGAAATTCGCACATTCAGGTGACGGTTTGTAGATGCGGAAGGTTCGCATCACTCCAAGCGTGGCCCCGCTTTCCAGTGGTCCGATGAACGAGCAATCTGGCCTCTCGCCTCGCTTCAGGGCCTGCATGTCGGCCTTGAAGTAGTCCGTGTCGGCCCAGGTTTGCATTTGCTCCCGAGTGAGGAAGAAACAGCCGGCGTGAGGGTTCAGACATCGCTCGAACGTGGCCGGAGGGAATCCGTCCCATCCAACCATCTTCGGAGAATGCGAGACATCCTGAAATGCCCGCGTCTGCTCAAACGAGAGGGCACCATCTATGTAGAGCTTTCCTACCGATCCGTGGCCCGACTCATATCGCCTCGGCTGCAAGATCGCTCCCGGAACATCAGACTCGCCGTCGAACCATCGGAGCTTCTCAAAGAACCAGGGGTCCCTGATAATCAGGTCGTCTTCCATCATGCAGTAGTAGTCGTAGTTGCCAAGTCGCGACAGCAATTCTCGCTGACACACGAACCCCAGGCACATCGGATCGAGCTTTCCGCCGACCATGCAATGTTCGTGCGGAAACTCAAGCACGCTGCCTCTCAAATGATTCGCTCCGTGCGTGCATATCACCACATCGATCTCATGGACGTGCGGAGCGTTCGCCTGCTCTCCAATACCAGCGTTACCGCACAGGTACTGCTGTGGGCCGAAGTTCTGCCGCAGTGCGTTCAGGCACGCCGCGAGGGCCTTTACGCGAGGCTCTGGATCGGGTCCGGTTGAGCCGCTGCCGGCACCTTCAACGGCGCTTGGTTTCCAAAAGTGCGGGATGGCGATCAGGATTTTCATCACGGCTCCCTCAAAAATTCCGGGCACGCCCGATCCTTCGAGCGTATCCGGTCGAGATGGCTTTTGTTTTATCGGACTCGTGTGCGGTCACGCTTGTACGCCGCCTCGCTCGGCAACTTGCGTTCGGCCGCGTCAATGAATTGCTCCAGAAATCTGAGCGTCTCGGCCTGGGTGTCGCTACATGGCACGAAATGCCCAGCGATGACTTTGAGCTGCTGCTTGGCCTGCTTGGCTGTCTCTTTGCTTGCTCTCATTGCCGTTCCCTTTCGGTTCGGAGTGGGTAAAAGAAAATCCTCGTGTGCTGACAACGTAAATATCGCACACGAGGACCAAGCTGTCAAGCGAACAAAATCAGTTGGAGAAAATCGTCTTTGTGCCGAACGGAAGCGGGTTTCCGCTCGCATCGACCGGGTTGTAAACTTTTGGATCGGTGTATGGTCCAGTGACTTGGAGCGTCTGCTTTCCGGTCGTCGGGTCCTTGAACATCGTCCCGTAAATTCCGTATGACGAGTGCAGCACTGTCGCCGAGCTGGACCGGAGTGCCGGATTGCAAAACACGTCCGCACAACCTCGCATCGACTGGATGTACTGAGGCATGTTGCGACAGTCGTATGGCCCACTCTGCGACGAAAGTCCGCCGGCCCAGATCGCGTGCGTGGCCCACGAATACAGAAAGCACACCTCAATGTCGGCATTGACCATCGTCCAGGTCGCCGACATCAACTCTGTCGTCAACTCATTGAACGGGTCGAGTGCGTTTGGCCTGAATTGCGCCTGACAGCCATACTCGGTGATTAGTGCTGGAATTTCTGTCCCATCCGGTCGCTGCCATTTGATGCCAGCACAAAACGCCGCGAACCTGCTCCGCGCGTCGGGCGACGCTTGGCCATCACGACCGTTTAAAAACCCATTAGAGCCCGTGGTATACCTGCTATAAAAATGCCCGCTAATCGCACCACCCATCGCGATCGACGATTGAAGCGTGTTAAACGCCCCATCGCCAAACACCGTGTTTGGAATGATGATCGCGTTCGGACACGTCAACCGTAGGTTAGCAGCCCGAGCGTTCGCATAATCCGTCTCGATTTGAGCCCAGCACATACCGTGCTCGACCGATCCAAAACTGGCGATGCCATGCGCCTGACACCACGCCGTCGAGTAGGCCGTGAATGCGGCAGTGAATGCCGGCATTGCCGGTCCCGGCCAGGGCGAAATCTTGACCAGCGGATTCTCGTTCTCCAACTCGAAGCCGATGCACATCGGATCGTTTCCGACAAGCTGCGCGATCGCTGTGTCGAACGCCATCTGTTTTGGCCAGAGCGTCTGCTTGTCGAGATAGTCCCAGGGTGAAGTCCGCCCGATTGGGTTTCCCATCCAGCTCAGCGTCACCGATTCTTGCGCGAGAGGACTTGGGTTGGGTCCCAGATCGGCGAGTGCGTTGACGGTCGTATAATGGAGCGGAATCAACACCCGGATTCCCTGGGCCTTTAGGGCACCGAAAAACCATTTAGCTGCGGCGACCTTCGCTGGATCAAAGCTGACTGTCGTCCCGTTGGCGTAAATCGGCCCGATGTTCGATGCGTCAAATCCAAGTGGCCGCACACACCGAACTCCGGCCGCGTACATCCTCGCGATCTCTGCGGTGTAGACTTGCTGCTGTGCAGGATCGAGCTGCATCACTCCATTCTTGGGGTTCAGTAGCCCCCAAATGCACGAGGCGTCGAAGTTGACGCCCCACAGCAGCGCCCGCTGTCCGTTGGCAGAGAAGTGTCCATTTGAGAGCACAAGCGGAGTTGTGATCGGTGGCACATCCACTGGGGGGAATGGAGCCGGCGGCGGCACCGCAAACACATTGGACGCGAGGCCGATCAGCAGAGAGAGCGTGAGCGCAATGCGAACCTTCATGGAAATCCTTTCAAGAGGCCCGGGAGGTTGCGGGACATTTTAACGTATCGGCGTGCCACGCGGCAGTGGAGTGGAGCGGGTGAGTGGGGAGCGTTTCATGGGGAGTGCGTCCCGGTTCGAGAAAATGCGCGGCACCAAGAGGCGGGAAAGGAGACGCCGATCGAGAACTCCCAAATGGATATATGCCAAAATGTCTTCCAATCGCTTGGGGACGTGTAGCAGCGCAGCCTGATTAGCCCGAGCCAATGCCAACCCCATACGTCACCCTCGTAGTTCATCATTTCAATTCACGCATTTTTCCGGGAACATCTCGCGCAGGGCTCCGATAGAGACCTGCGGCGTGTTCCAAATCTTGATCGCGGAGAGCGATAGGATTGGACCAGGGCAATCGGGGCAGAGTGCCCCGGCACGCCCGAGCATTAGTTCGGCCTCGCACCTCTGGCATCGGGGCCACGGATCGGAGAGCATTGCACGCATACAGTCGGTGAATTCTCCGTAAGGACCTTCGCTCATCGCTTCCCCTTCCCCGCAGACGGAACAAGCTGGTCGGTCACAGGTTCTTTTCCAGGGCTTCCATCCTGCGCTGCACTTGATCGGACGGAGAATCGAATGTGCCGCAGACGATTCCCTGGCCCGGCTTGCGACCGTCAATCCGGTCGAGTGCGTTGCACACCGCGTAGACGATGTCCTGGTAGTAAATGCGGCGCGACTTCTCTTCGTCGAGCACGCCCCGCAGTCGCTCGGATTCAGACTGGAACTGCTCCTGTTTCGCGAGAATCGGATTGCAGTACGGGCACAACGCTGCGTTATGGTGGTTGTCGCCTAGCGGGCGAAACGCCTGCTGTTTCCAATGCGCGAGTTCTTCCCTAAGGCGATCGGACACACGGTCGGCCTCGGCAAGCAGTAAGACCATTTCGTCGACAGTGGTTTCCGGTCGCTCGGATTCAGCTTGCTCGACATTGACGCTGGCTCGCAAAGTTCGCAGAACGTCACCGGAAACCAATTCGGGAGCCTCTAGTTTGCGAGCGGGCTCCTCAGTCGGCTGCTCGGCTGCGTCGGACAGAAACTTGTTGATGTCGTAGACGACGGCAGTGAGCCCGCAGAATTGCTTGGCACGCACGATGAGCTTCACCGCCTCGCTCAGCTTGGCGTCCTTCGCGGCGACTTCCGCAATTCGTGCTGTTAGTAATCGCCGCAGGCTTTCCACGTCGCTGTCGAGCGTTGCCATTCTTTCCGCCCTTGCGGCGACTTCCGCTCTTGCCAAATCTCGTTCGTTTTCAACGATGCGAATCGCAGAAATGGCATTCGCGTAATCGTCATCGAGCTTGCCCCACTTTTGTTTCCACACGGCGACTTCCGCTTGCAGGTGCTCGACCTCTGCGATGAGCTTTCGTCCGTAATATGGCCCCAGAATCCACAGTTGCTTAATTTCCGCCAGTTCGTCTTGGGTCAGTCGCTCGCTCATGGGGATTGCTCCAAACTGTTCAATCGAGCCCTGTTTCCGATGGTGCTTCCCTGACCAGCTTGGCCATCTCTTCGAATGTCCTGGCGAGGCTTTCGCGTCGCCCCTTGGACTTAGGAAGCCAAAACGTAACCGCGCTTCGGTCGTCGTCTTCTGGGGGATGGTGCAGCATGGGAGAGCTGCACAGAATCATGCGCACGGCCGAATAAACCGCTCCGGTGTTGCTCTGCTTGTTTTCGAGCTGCACTTCATCCGTCAGTTCCTGGCTGTAGACGTTGATTCTCATGTCGATTGCTCCGTTGTGGACGTGGCGAGAGCCGACTCTATCCGCCCCTTGAAGAACTCGTTCCAGTAGGCCGCGCGACCAATGCCGTCTGTGCGTATCTCGTCGAGCAGCGCCTTCAGCCGTTCTATCTCGTGCGACTGTTTCTGCTGCAATTGCATGAGCAGTCGCCAACGCGTTTCGTTTTGGTTGTTGACCCCGAGCGGCGTGTTGCAGGGGCACCCGTCCGTCACCCAGGCGTTTTCAATTCGCAACGGTTGTCCGCAGCCTGCGCAATTCGGGCTGACCTGCGGAAAGCCGCCAATAACGTCTGCTTGCAAACTCATCTTCAGTCTCCCGTAGTGTGGATTTGCGTGCCGTATCCGGCTCGCTCGCTCGCTTCGATGTAAATCCGCGCCGGCACGAAGGCGGCTATTTTCCGCAGCCGTTCAATCTCCAGGTCCTGCGCGGCGATGCGGTCGAGTGCGAATGGCCAGTGCGTGCGTGCTGCGACGATCAGTGCGACGTTTGCCTCTTGCAGGTCGCCTTTAAGGTGCGTGGCGTCAGACCAGTGCCCCAGCTTGACAACGCAGCGATGCTTCGCGTCGCGAACGGCCGTCACGCGATTCATAGGGAGCACGTACCACGGTCCAGGCGTTGCCTTCTCGATAATCTCCCGGTCTCTGTCGAACTCGCTCATGGAAGGACCTTGTTTCGCGCGTACAATTTGAGGCACGTTTGCAGCGCCCGCTTGAGGTAGTCGAGACGTTGGCCCGGTTCCCTCTCCAGGTCGCGCAACTTGGATTCACATTCTTCGCGTGTCAGGACGTTCGGCTCTGGCGAGGGATCGGGCGGGTCTTGGGGAGCCTTGAAGATTGGCCCATACCACTCCCGCTCTTTGATGCACAAATCGTCGTCGCAATCCAAACGTGCCCAGAGTTTCTGTGTGCCTCCATCGGTGACAATGGCTGCGACCGTCACGGCGCGCCATTTCGCGCCGCTGTTGATCGGCCTTGTCTGCCATACAAACCCTGCTTCGGGGATGTCGCACCGCCGTGGCTCGCAGGGCTGGGCAAAGTGTTCGTCGATAGCAAGGCAGATTCGCTCAGGCGTCAGCTTACGGCTCGGGGCCTGATGCTTTGGCTCGGTGATGCACAGCAGCCCGGCATGAGAGTCAACCGAAAATCGCCACTCGCCGATCCGAAGCTCAGCGGGCTCGCCGCATGACTCACACGCGGCTTCGATGCCCTCTTGGAGGAGGTCAAGGTCAAGCGTGAACTCGGATCGCTCGATTGCCTGTTTTACGTGGTCGCGTGCCTCGCGAATGATTTCCTCACGGTCGGCTCCTGTCGCTTTCCCAGGTTCGGCGGCTTGGCCCAGCGCATTCCAAACAGCCTCCGCGACGCGTCGTCCGCAGTCCCGTGGCTTCAGTCGCTGGATCGAATAGTCCCCTTGCCCCTTCCCGATGAAGAGTGGCCATTCCTGGCCATTGTCGTCCCGGCCGTATGACGGCTTGCATTGCGTCACGCGAAACGTCCGGCCCCGATCCGTGATTTCGTGCGTGTGTCCGTTTGTCATCGTGTTCCTCCACCAAAGATCGATCGGGATGTCAGGCGCCCGCAGCTTTTCCGTCCTCGGAATCCTTCATCCGCTTGGCGTTGCGCCTCAGAACTTTTACGGCCTTCTTAATCGCCCGCTGGATAATTCGTTGCGCTCGCTTCGGTCCGCGAATTCGGCCCTCGACAGCAGCGCGGACGACAGACAGTTCCTCGCGGTCAAACTTGTGGTTGCTCATGGCTTCACCGGATGTGCGGAAAGGAAGGCGTCGATATCCTCGATTAGCGCGGTATTGACCAGAAAATCCCTGCAAAGCTTTTGAACTCTGGAGAGCAGCTTTCCAGCCTTGCGGTTCTCGGTGGCCAATGGGTGCTCTGCTGGGGCGTCGGAGAGTGACACTTGCGGGATTTTGTCGACCTCGCGCTTTAGCCAGTGAACCCAATAGTTGGGGTCGGTTTCGCGGCACGTAGCTTCAAGGTCTCCGGAATAAAGCCTTAGCTTGTCGATCTGCGCGAACGCAGCACGGCATTCCGCCAGCTTCGCGTCTTTCCCCTTCAGTTCGGCGACTAGGGCCTTGTGGGAGGCGAGCAGTTGACGCGCCTGCTGCCCGACCTTCAAGTTGCCGAACGGGATCTCCATGAGTGTCACCGGCCCCATGCAAAGACGGACGGAGCCGCCCATCAGGTCCGCATCAATCTCTGCGACCCGCGCTTCACTCAGTATGTCGCTCATGTTCCGTTCTCCGCATGCCAGGGCGATGCCAGCAGCGATTCTTCTTTGGTGGTCGGCAGCGGACACCAGTCGGGCAATGAATCGTCAAGTTTCCAATGGGGACCATGTACGATTTTCTTGCCGTTGCTTGCCGAACACGTCAACGTCACGAGCGCCGTCACGTCGCAAATCCACTTAGAACGAGTTCGCACATGCGGGCATTGATGGCATCCGCGAATCTCCGTCGTTTTCACGACGGTTCGGCTAATGAACCGGCTGTCCATCGTTCTCCCTCCTGTTTGTCGCCCCGGACGCATCACTTCAGGTATTGCTGTTCCAGGTCCGGCAGCGCATCGAGAATTTTCTTGATCTTTTCGGGCGAGATGCCGGTCATGTCCTTCAGTAGCAACAAAACGGCGCGCTGCCTCAGTCTCGATGCCGACATTTTCTTGCCGAACTGCGAGAGAGCGACGATGCTCTCCGCCATGATTTCCAGAGGCACTTCATTCTCTGGGTTCTGCTTGACCGTTGCTTTTGGCTTGGTTGGCATCTTCGCTCCTTTGTTTGTCGCCCCGGAACCGCACGCTGACTCAGCTAATCGTCGTCGCCCCAAAGTCCGTCCATGTGCCTTCCTGCCTGACATCCGCACTTCGGACATTCAAAGCTGGCCGGCACGTTCTTTCCGCGCTCGACTTGGGCCGAGAATTTGTAGCGGCAGTTGCCGCACTGGCACTTGATGAAATAGTGGGTCTCGTTGTAACCGCGCTGGCGGTCATGCGTGTCGTATATACTCATCGTTTTCTCGCTCCTCAGTTCACGCCCAATTCGCGGCAGTCCGCAGATTCGCTTGCCAAACCGACATCGTCAGCGTTACGGCTACTGTCCAATCCGGTCTCGCCACTGGCCTCTGGTGGATACTGAGCGACAATTTCTCCATTCTCGTCGACAGCCTTGATCTTTATAATTTGTACGCAACCCGGAGGCAGTTCCACTGTCCCGATTAAATCAGGAAAATCAAATGGAGCCTTGGTGCTTATTTTTAGGGTGTAGGTTATGGTGTAGATCATCACGCAGCTCCCATCGCCAGCACTCGCTGCACAGTGCTGCCCAGCCACTTTCGCCCGGCTGAAGTTTTGTAACCAGACTCGTTCAGCGACTTGGCGATCTGTCTCAGTGACTTCCCCTCTTGTCGCATTTGCTTCATGGCCGGCAACAGGAACTGGTAACGCTCGCGAGATGCCTTCATTCTGACCTCGGCCGACGCTCGGGCGGCACCGTGTGGATCGAAGTGATGCTTGATCTTCTCCCAGTGTCCTGGGACAGCGCTTCCAAACTTCATACCACGGAGCTTGGCCTGAGCCATCGCTGCTTTGACCCGGTCTGAGATCATCTGGCTCTCGTGCTCGGCCAGGGCTGCCATGATCCAAATCGTCAGCTTGTTGGCGAATGGCATGTCCACAGCCACGAACTCAAGGTCGCTCTCCATCAGCATCGCCATGAATGCCATGTTCCTGGCAAGCCGATCGAGCTTGGCCACTAAGAGCACGGCCCCAGAGGCTCTACAGTCGCTCATCGCCTTGGCGAGCACGGGGCGGCTACATTTTGTGCCGCTCTCGATCTCGGTGTACGAGCGCAAGATTTCGGCACCGTTCCGCTTGGCAAAAGATTCGGACGCTGCCCGCTGGGCATCCAGCCCAAGCCCGGAGATTTCCTGACGGCCAGTGCTGACACGGTAATAGCAGATGTAGGTGGTCATGACGGGCAGTGTACCACCCTGGGTGCGTGATTACAATGTCAGCACACAAGAATTATTTTGATCGCTCACGATCCATGATGTCGGCTGCCTGCATTGCCTCAGTGATTTGCGGGTCGTCGATCTGGTTTTTGCCAAGACGTACTCGCTCTTGAGCCCAAAACCTGATCGTGGCCGGTGCTGCCGCGTCCCGGCCGAGCAGCACGAAGATCATCTCGTCGCGGTCGGCCTTGCAGAAGCAGCTCTTCGGATCGAGCAGCTCGTTTTTCTTTCGCATCTGGTCCTCACTTGGGCTTCTTGGCAGTGATCGAAAGCAGCTTCTCGGCGTTCTCCAGGCTGATCTTCCCCTCGTTGTGCATGAAGCGGTAGAGAGTGGAGAGCGGGACCCCGGACATGGCCACTAAGTCTCGGAGGGAGCGGCCTTCGTTCAGGAGGATTTGGAGACCGTTACGGACGCCGAAGTCCATTTCGACCCACTTCTCGACACGATCGGGCCTGACCTTTCTTGGCCGGCTCACTGGGCCACCTCGAAGAAGTAGGACATGCACTGATCCCAGTCAGGTTTTGCGCTGCCCAGATATCGCAGGCCGGGCGTCACTGAAGGCCCGGTCGCAAAGAATGATCTCTCCGGGAGCGGAATCGAGCACCCTTCTCGGCCGGAGACGATCAGCCTCGACTGAGTGCCGTATGACGTGTCGTCGCAGAGCACCAGCAGGCCGAACGTCCCGAGCTGGTGGTCGACGCCGAGGATCACCGTCCCGTCAGGCAGTGTGACCGTCTCGTTCGCGTAGCCGTTGATGGAATATCGCCGGACGATCATGGACTCACTCCGTGGTCGGTGCGCCTAGCTGGCCCTTGCCGGACGCGGGCCGCTCGATCTTCGGGTCCTGCACTGTCACGTCGACCTCCGGACAGAAAATCACGAGCGTCGCCGTGGGGATCGTCGGACCGCCCCTACCTGACCAGTTCATCTCCCAGGTCGCGCTGGCGACGTTGTCCAGCTCAACATCGCCGCACATCACCCGGGTCCCAAACGGGGTCCCATCGCTGACAATCCGAATCGGCTTTGGCATCGCGCGCGTCCTTTGCAAAAACAGCTTGTTTTATAGGCCGGTCACCAGCAAACATCACGATAGCGTTCCACATCAGGAACGGAAAGCCCTGATCGTATCGTTGGCGTCAACAATGTGATCTAGCGCGTTGTGCCACAACGACTTACGTCTATTTCAGCGGGCTATCCACCGTAGGCGTGGCCGAACACCGCCATCCGGCCCGGACTAAGTCCGCGAGCACAGCATAGGCGACCCAACCTGCGCCGTTGTTGACCTTGGTGAGGAAGCGGTACTCATCGACCAGGCGGCGGAAGTCTGGGATCATGTCGGGCGGGAGGCGGGACTCGGCCTTGGCTTGCTTTGGGGAGATTTCAACGGCCACACCTGCACCAGTGCGAAGTGATTTCTCAACTGCATCTAAGTCGTTTACTGGTATAGCATTACTCATGCCGCGTCCTCCACCATCCTTGCCGTCCACGACTGTCCCTGGCTGGCCATATATCCCATCGCGTTCAGCATGGAGGCGGTTTTTTCTGGGGATTCTTGCCGTTGTGTCATGTCGCGAATGAATCCGATCGCCTGCGACATGCTGGTTGGGTCCTTGATCCGGCGATGCTTTTGGCGCTCCTGCGTGACGTCGACGCCAAGAACCGACAGTCGCTCGATACGTTTACGTTTCAGGTTTGGGTCCCTACGGAGAATCTCCCAGAGGTAGGACTTCGAGAATTTCGGGTGTCTGTTTCTGGTTTTTACGCCCATCTGTGCCAGCTTTTCCGAGATGGTGCCGATCGAGTCTCCGCCGATGAACATCGTGTTAATCGCGGAGATTACCTCCTGTTCGTGAGGGACCTCTCTAAGTTCGGCAGCGCCGTCTGGTAGCTGGGCGTAGGCGTACCCATACGGCATCCGCCGGCCCAAAAGCGGGCTTCGCTGTACGTATCTTGCCAGAGAGTTTCTCTGAATCCGGTGATCTGCCCAGGCGAAGCACCAGAAAAAATCCCCCAACAGGGACTCTTCTTCCGCCTCGGAGCACTCACCGTCAAAGCCAGCGGTCCCCAGGGCCTCGCAAGTGGCTCGATCCAATGCCGAAAGGCCATTGGACCTGATCGTGAGAGGACAGTCCGCTGCCGAGCCCTGTGCAGCCTCCACGAAGAGACGCCTCATACCCAGTGAATTGGTCGCCAACTTCACGGAATCGGGAGAACGGCCCAACCGCCCGGCGATCCGCAGAATAAACTGCTCAAGCTCGGCTACAACCAGAACATGGTAGGCAGGATGCTCTAAGAGCCACAACTCTTGTTCATCACGGGGACGGCCATCCGGCTGCTGCTCATGACAAAGCCTACAAAGCAGGAATAGATTGGTTCCTGACCCTCCACCAAGGTTTGCCCGTGCCTGGACGTGACATCGCGCAGTCCAACCGCGACCATCCGGCCTGTGCCACCTGAGCCCGCATGCCCAGCACGTATCGTGAGCCTCTGAGAGAGATCGAACTTTACCGGCTGCAATCAGCCTGAGCACAAGATTGTGATTTGCGGCGACGATCTTCTCTCTCGACAGGTGTAATCTAGGCATGTGAACATAAGTCCATACCAGGAAACGGTTTACAGGATTTTATATCAGAGGGCGAGGGAGTGAAGCCCGGACATGCCGGTAGGGTAGTCAAGAACGGAGGAATGCGAAAGCATGGTAAGATCGGCAGTCGATCGAGCCTAAGCAGTTGGCAAATCAGGGCTTGCGGCACTATCTCCTGCATCGTCCGATCGGTCGTGACCCCCCGCAGTAACTGCGACAGGATCGGCGTCGATGACCTTGCTCGGATCGACCAACTGCCCCGTGTTTCCGTTCAACCGCAACGATGCAAGCATATCGGGCGGAAGTCTGCGGAGCGCTTCTAGGTTCTGACGGACTGTGATCGACAGGATGGCTTCTGATCGACTGTCGGTAGGCTGCCTCACAGTCAACGCGCGGAGGCGCATCAGGATATCAACACCGAGCCGAAGGAACGTCGAATTCCCCGCAGTTCTGCGCTTTGTTGCCACCGTCTTTTCATCGCCATAACCGCTTGCTCCATCAGGACTTTTGATCGGTCGCCCCATGCGTTTAAACCCGCGTTCAAGCTTAGATTCTTCAAAGGCTTGCATCGTGAGGGAATAGCAGCGCTCAAGTTCCCTTGGAATATCCAAGCGTTCGGCCGGTTCGGCTGCCTGTAGCCTGTCGATCCATGTGACGATCTTCTGAACCCATGCTGTGCTGATTCCAAGCTCTATTGCGACGTCGATGTGTCGGCGTTTCTCGATTCTGGCCATTCTCCAGATACGTAACTCTCTTGCGGTAGGCTGCCTTGCTCCTTTTAGGTGCCTGTTGGCCATTCGGTGCGGCCCTGGAGATTGTGAGCGCTGTACGGTTGCGGCCGAGTTTTGGCCAGTCCCGTCGATTGTCCCGCTTTCGTGTGATTCTGGCACCGGAATTATTCCGATTTAAATGTGCTTAGCATGGATCATTAAGGCTTGACGGTTTCGGGCCGGTTCGGCATGATTGACACTCCAGTCCGATCCCAACC